TTCCGCAAATTACTGCGGTAACACAATAAGCAAACGCTTGTGGCCAGGTGTCAATCTTCTGAATTATCTCCGTCATCTTCATTCTCCTTTTTGACAGATTCGACCGGAGCGAGACAAGTGACGTAAACGTAACGATCACCCTTAACACGCAATCTTGGATTATCACCGCTTGTGATAATACATTCATGGTGCTTCTTGGAAAGGTCAAGAAGCACCTCAGAAGCAATCAGAAACTTCATCGGCTTCCCTTCATACTTCAATTTCATCTTCTTCCAATATCGACCCTTATCAGATTGACCAGTAATGCGAACAGCGCCTGGGCGAAGTTCAACCTTAATCTCATCATTGTCTTTATCATCGCTGGAAAATATCTTGGCTTTCTCAACCGCTGCCCCAATGCCTTTTGGAATCGACGCTTTGAAACCTTCTGACGTATTTAATTCCTTACTAATATCCTGGAATTGTTCGGCGTCACGTCGGCAAGACAGAATCAAGCCAGTCGGATTTTTGAAGTGCATCCAAGTTTCAGTCTCACTGAAATGAGTCATGCCAAGAGGAATAATATGCTTTAAGGAATCACGTCGAATCAACATGCGTTCTGAAACCTTTGTTTTGATTCGGTACCTAATCAATTGATGCGAATCCATTGCTTCAAGCCAATCAGGATGAACGTGAATACAGGTGCAGGCAAATTTCGTTTCGTCTTTGCTGGCACACTCTTGCACCATAGTAATGGCGTCAGCAAATCCGTCAGCAATTGAAGTCCACTTGCCCGGCTTTTCAATCTTGTCCAGAGACAGCATGACGTTTGAGTCCATCGCAATATCAGAACCTTCGTTCTTGCCCAGAACCGTAAACTTGTTTTCATCGAATGAGATTTTGATTTCCGTCGCTGCCAGTTTTCGCAGCAATGCAAACAAAGGCTTTGCAGGTACAGCCCCCTTGACATCTTCAGGTAAACTGCTTTTTGTTCTGCAACAGATTTCATCGTTATACGTCATTATATACCCGTTGAGAAAGGCAACGCAGGAAGCCTGTTCTACAATCTCACGGTTAGCTAGGCCTGGTTGTACAGTTTCTAGCCGACGTAATAGATCCTCTCTATTTACCCTCATTTTTCATTCTCGCTTTCTTACGAAGTTTCATCACCGTTCTACAACGCTTGTCAACTCTGCCTTTTTTCGGATTACCTTTCAGGTACATGCAGACATAAAACGACAGCATGATTCTGGGCTTCTTTAATTCCGTTTCGGCAATTTGACTGCCACCTGAAAAGTAAATTATCATCGGCCCTCCGGGGTATGATTTTTGGGGCGTGTCTCTCGAATGGTTATTCGACTACTCAAATCAATTCGCAAGTCAACAAAACCTTGTTCTTCATCCTTGTTCATAACTGTGCCAAAGTACCCATGATAAATCTCAAATTCTCGACTGTGAAGAACTCCTTTGATTCTTATGGGAATTTTGCACCCATGATTGAAACTAGGAGTTTGAGTTGATGTTCGTGCCATTGTTGCTCCTTTTAACATTTACATGGTTTTTTGCCGCATTGTAAACATAGGTTTTTCTGTTTACGATATTTCCTTCTTTGATTGAAAGTTTTGGTGCTGACTTTCTTTTTGCGTTTTGTATTTCTTGGCATAAGATCATTCATCACTTGGTCTCCTTTCGTTTGAGAAGTAGTTCCAGAATAGCCATGACTTTCTTCCTTTTGTATTCTGCTAGTGCAGGTTGTATGATCCTTTTGTATTCTGCATATGCAGGTTGTTCGATCCTTAAGTATTCTGCTTTTGCAGGTTGTTCGATCCTTTCGTATTCTGCTTTTGCAGGTTGTTCGATCCTTTTGTATTCTGCTAATGCAGGTTGTTCGATCCTTTTGTATTCTGCTAATGCAAGTTGTTCGATCCTTTTGTATTCTGCATATGCAGGTTGTATGATCCTTAAGTATTCTGCCCATGCAGGTTGTTCGATCCTTAAGTATTCTGCCCATGCAGGTTGTTCGATCCTTTTGTATTCTGCATATGCAGGTTGTATGATCCTTTCGTATTCTGCCCTTGCAGGTTGTTTGATCCTTTCGTATTCTGCCCATGCAGGTTGTTCGATCCTTTCGTATTCTGCCCTTACAAGTTGTTGAATCCTTTTGTATTCTGCCCATGCAAGTTGTTGAATCCTTTCGTATTCTATCTGCTCTTGCTCAGTCAGCAGGTTCTCTACTACCCAGTCAATATCAAGTTCCAGTTCTAGGAACCTTTCGGCAGTCGCTTTCGTAAGCGGTATGCCGCTAGGCCATTCGCTTTCTACCAGAGACAGCTGCTTTTGGCAGGCACGTTTCTTTCGTAGAAGTGCTAGAGGTATGATCTTCATTACTCGGTCTCCTTTCAAAAGAATGAGTTTTTGACCTTTGCTTGAAATGGCCACGGATACTTTGGCATCCATTTCATCAGTCGTTCAAAGAACTTGAGGTTCGCTGTTGCTCTCGCATGATACTGCGAAAACACACCGTATTCCCCGACTTCATCACCTTGATTCATCGTACCTAGTGGCATTTCAATTTCTTCTAGCCAATCGAGGACCACTTGTTTCTCCGCCTTGCTAAGCGTGCTAAAATGCCGTCCTTTCGACTTTGCCGCTTCACTTCGATAAGAGAAGCCTATAGCGTAGGGCGCAACGGAGAAGTCAAATTTGCCGTTCCTTTTATGCGGCACATAAACGCTGCCGAAACCGGCGGCTTTGGCCCAGGAAGCTGAATCGACACTGTACCACGGATATCGTAGCAGCAACTCATAAGAGGTTACGGCAAAACCGTGTGTTCTAACCACCGGCAATCTAGTAGGGGCAGGGCATAGGTACGAGAATATGCGATCTGCCCATATTCGATAGCTGCCGTAAGACCCGAATATAGCCACTCCGCCAATGCCGATGTACTTATACCCATTTTCCACATGTTTGACGAACCACTTAACGTCAGTCCCGTGATGCAAAACCGGAACTGGATGCAGCCCGCGTGACTCCATATACTTGAGCACCTTCCATGATAGTTCGGGGCTAAAGATAACATCCACGTTGGCGTAAAAGTCAATAGACCGTTGATGCTTGAGAAGGAAGTCACAATAGTCATCGACGTATTTCCAGAAGTGATCGGTTTCATAATAGGCGAATCGGTCTTTGTGATTTTTATGACGGTTCTTATGCAAGACTTCAAGTACATGGATCGAGTGTGCTCCGCTATCAAGAAAGAACCGATCGCATTTTAATTCCTTTCCCTGTTCTACAACTAGAACGCGGCTGGGCTGCATAAATTTTCGTTTAAGGGTTCTGGAACAGGCGGCCATCGTATTTTATCCTTTGACTTGAAAGACTAAAAGGGTCAAGTTTTGATGACATTAAAACACCGGGGTGAATTTGAGGCATGTCAACACCCATAACAGTAAGTTCTCTAATCCAAGTAAAATCAAAACGATGATGAATCCAACTTCTTTCAAGTAAAGCGCGATCATCAAACAAAAAGTTGTATTCCTCTTCATCTATCACCTTCAGTATCTTATCACACGCACTGCCCAAATCCAAATGATTGTACATAAATGCAGGTGAGTGCATAAAAACTTCTGGGAATGAACGAAAGTAAGGATAAACTGGAAAGCACCCAGCGACGCTTGCTTCCAGCAAGACGTATGAAATCCAGTCTTGATTTGAGCAATTGAATTGAACTTTTGATTCGGTCAAAATTTTGTAGTATTCCTCTTTACTGAGACCTTCTTTCAAGAAGAACTGATTTGGGTAGTCTCTCAGAATGTCATTGAGTTTTGACAACAGAATTGGATCATTGCTTCGTATATTCGGAGCACTTGTGCATACAATGAAATGGATGTCACTTCTTGTCTGCATAATCCGTCGAGCCACTTTCATAAAGAAATCTGGATTCTTCTCACGATCAAACCTCGACGAAAACACCACATTGTTTTGTCGCGGTCTGGTCATCTTTGGCATTCTTGATGCAACTTCCTCACTGTCAAATAAATGACCTACAGCATGAACTTTGTTTGGTGACGCAATGTCACCTTCAACGACTAAATCTTTCAGAGTAGGACAAGCTACAAAGATATGGTCATAGATTCGGCCATAGCCCTTTTCAATGGGCCTCATCCATTCACGCATCGGGTAAGTGAAGTCGAAGTGATCGACCGATTGCGCCCATATCGTGGAAGCCATAGCTGGCTTGATACCTAGTTGTGAGAATGTGTAAGGTATTGCTTCAAGCCCAGGATGGAAGAAATCATCAAAGTAGATAGTATCACAGGATCTGATTACACCTGATTCTGCTAAATGCAGGAGTTGACGAATTTGACTCATGGCATACGTGCAGCGACCTACAGCGTCTAAAGCTACACCTGTTTTAATAACATCAACTGTGGACGGATCGCCTTCAATTCGTTGATACTTCACACCGGCTTTGATCCAGTTACGTTCAAGCCATCCGATTTTCGGTGCCGATAACTGCATCGTGTACCGTTCTTTATAAGGCTCAAGTGGTACATAGAAAAGCGTCATTTGTAATCCTCCACAAATGCAACTGCTCCGTTCTCACCATCTTCAAATACTTCAACTTGACTGGCATCAAATTCCCTCAAAATCAGTTGTGCCATATGCTCACAGGATAAATTTGATGAAAACTTTCCGTATCCAAGACCGCCAAATCTAGCGACGCACCATTCTTGCACTTTATGTTTAAGTCCGATAAATTCAATTTCACGATTTAAGTTACTAACTGCTTTGGTAGTCAACTCAACATGGAACATATGTCGGTGAATGTTCCTCAAATAAGCACAATCATTCGGTGCTTCTGGCCAAGAATGCCAACCTTCAAATTGGCATTTAACAATTAGGTGTGTACTCATACTTGACTCCTGATTAGTGAAAGGAACTCTGACCTTGTCGAAGCATCACGTTTGAATGCTCCAGTCATACTCGAAGTGGTCATTATGGCAGACTGCTTGCCAATGCCACGGGCAGAACAACAGAGGTGCCTAGCTTGCAGCACGCAAGCTGAACCTTTGCAAAGCAACATGCTGTCCAATGCTTGAGTAATCTGTGTGGTGATTCTTTCTTGAATTTGGAGGCGGCGTGAATAAATCTCCAGAAGTCGAGCCAACTTTGACACGCCGATAACCTTTTCATTGGGGATATACCCAATATGGGCTGTGCCGAAGAATGGCAACAGATGGTGTTCACATGTGGAGTAAAACTCAATGTTGTGCAGTACAACCATTTCATCGTATCCATCTGCATCAAAAGTTTTGAACAAATCTTTTGGGTTTGCATTATATCCGGAGAATAACTCTTGATAACTTTTCAAAACTCGTTGAGGTGTCTCAAGTAGACCGTCTCTTTCTATACAATCTCCGATGATTGAGATTACCCTTTCAATAGCATCTATACCATAATCAGTGTCAAATTCAAATGGCATGTCGTGATCTCCTTGTAAAGTGTTTCTGTTATTATCGTAGGTGGCACTGGTCCTTTAGTCTAGGCCAGCTACCTTGTGCATTTGTGTTGTCAGCCGATAGCCGTGCTTCATGGAGGAATCAACGCACACTTGCAGGTTTGCTCGATTCTTTTCTTCATTCTGTTCATCGAGAGGTTGAACAAAAATCCTACCAGGCCACTTGATTAAAAAGTCACTGTCTCGATACACTCGACCCGAATAGCCCAAAGTCTGAGTTGGCAGACCATCTTTTTCATCGACGTTGCCCGCTTGAAGTACATATTTGTAGGTATCAATATATCTTTTTATCGGAGCAGCTACATAGCTCAATTTCGGTGAACAGACAATATGGACCGGAAAGAACTTCCATGCTCGTTCCCAGACTCTCACAAAAGTAGGTTGCCACAATGTTCCATTTGTTTCAATTTGAATCATGTACCCGACAGAAGCCAAATCAAGAACCAGTTCTGTGATGTTCTGTCGAAAAGGTTCGCCACCTGTAATCACAATTATAGAATGATTGATTATACCAGATCCACGAATCTGATTGATTCGATCTATAATGTCTTCCGAACTCATCAACATTCGTTTCGAGGTGTAATCAGTGTCGCACATAGGACATTGCAAATTGCAACCGGTCAAGCGAATGAATATCGCAGGCGTACCGGCAAATGGACCTTCGCCTTGAATCGTCGGCCAGATTGAATGGACTTCTAACGGCCCTTCACCGTAAACTACGGTGTCAATGCGTTGTACATTGGGTAGGCTCAACATCATACTACTCCTTTGTTGTAAAGGTATGTTCGTACAAAATCCGCCCAACAGTTAGGCGTTTCGTACAGTCGGACTTTCTGCACACGAATGTCCGGATGCGCCGATTCAATGACTTTCTTCGCTGCCAGGAATAAAGTCTTTGCCATGACTTCGGCTGTCGGATTTTCATTGATGAACAAGAACGGTGCTTTACCTGCAAACAATTCATCACTTTTGTCAGAGCAAATACCTATGTTAACCGGATGATACAATTGCGCCAGAATATCCTGGCTGTTCAAAAGAATGTTGTGGTCCCAATTGTCGTTGATCCAATCGCCAACAAGTTTCTTGATAACCGAGAAGTCGATGACCCGGCCTAGCTTATCTAAGTCTGGTGCAGACACGGCGACTTCGGCAACGTATCTATGACCATGTAGATGTTTGCATTTGCTTTCGTGGTGCAGAACCCGATGGGCTGAATCAAACTCAAACTTACGGTAAATCCTCATGATAAACCCCAATAAAGGAATGGGCCGGGGATTGTCGCCCCGGCCCATGAGATTGACACAAAGAGAATCACGGAGTCTTAATCAGCTTGTAGCCATCACCTTTCTTAACGGCAAAACCCTTCTGAACAAGAGAATAGACGTGGGCAGATACTGCGTTCTGCTTGGACTTCTTCTCGATTTCCTTGATTGTCATTGGCACCTTGCCCATGATAATGTTGATCTTGTGGGCACGAGTGGTTAATGCGTTACCGAAGTTGTCACGCTCAACCTTCTTGTTGCTACCACCTCCCTTCTTCTTTTTCTTCGGTGTCTCGTCCTCGTCGTCATCACGACGCTTACCCTTTTTGGCGACCTTCGTTGGCTTGGCCATTTTCGTACCCTTTCCTTTCTTAGTAACAGGTTCATCATCCTCGTCGTTATCTTCGGAGTCCTCCTCCGAATCTTCATCATCTTCAGAATCGTCGTCATCGTCGTCCGATTCCTCAGAATCATCTTCATCATCATCTTCCGAATCGTCGGAAGAATCATCGTCCTCGTCATCAACCTCATCATCATCTTCGTCGCGACCTCGACCTTTCTTGGCCGGTCCCGACTTAGGCTTGGCGTCAGCGACAAGGGTGATTGTCGCTTCGTCTTCCTTATCGTTGATGTAGTCGATGATCGCGTTTGCTAGGTTTTTCAAACCTTTGTCTTTGATCTTCTTGACGGCATCGGACGGCAATGTCTCAGGTGCCCGCTCAAGAAAATCTTGGAGCTTCGATTCTTTCCAAGCCGCAGCATTGTTAAACCCGGCTGCGAGAAACATGGCGATTGCTTCGGACTTTTTGACCTTCATTTGGCTTTCTCCGTTTCTTAGTTTTAGGGCGAATGGCCTTTGTAGTGACATTATCGGGAGACTTCTTTGACCCTTTAAGCCGCTCTCCCGCTTTCGGCTTATTTTCTAGGATCGAATAGTATTTTTTCTTGTCGGGGGTTCTTTTGACAAACCCTCTTTTTATCAAAGCAAACATGTGTCCTGAAATGTTCTTGTGGTAGTCTGCCTTATCTTGAATCTCCTTGATTGTTTGAGGTTCCGTTGTGATGACCGCGTTTAATCTGGCGGCTCGCGTTCCCAATCGGTATCCAAACCGATCTTTCTCTTTCGATCTAGTACCCGAAATTTTCTCATTAGACGGCTCTCCCTTCTTTTGAGTAGCTTTGCCCGTTTCGACTTCGGACGTCGATTCTAGGGCAGGTGTCGGCGAGGTAACAGGGGCCGGCGGCAATTCATCGACATGATTGCGCGTAGCCTCTAAAAGGACATCATCATTGTTGGATTCTTCGTAGCCTGAATGGTCAAGAACAAATTGCATCGCAAAGTCAAGATCGGTGAATGTTTTGAGGATCTGTTCAACAGGTTTTGGAGCATGTTTGACTCGATAACTACCGACAATCGGAAAAGTGTAGTCGCTCAGAACAGCTTTGACTACCGTGAACTTGGGCGGATTGATTTCACGGTAAACACTTTTCGGACTTGAGCGAACGATGCGGTAATACTCACCGTGCGAAAGTGTTGCCTTCCAGATGATCTTCGTGCCAAAATCGGTTCTCACTTTCTTCGCTGGTTGCCAGTACAACTTATTTTTGGTTGTGCGATTGACAACACGCGATTTCGGATTAACTGATTTGCGGTCACGATCAATTCGCTTGGTGGCATAAACACGTTTGCGCAGTTTTGTCGGCAAAGGTTTCATCGCTGTACTCCTTTAGCGATATACTTATTTGGATAATTCCTTATCGTAAGCCTTTGCATGTTCTGTTAAAGGGTACGCTTTTGAATTGTAGTAATAGCGGAACGTGAGACTATTGCTCAATTGAGCGGCCACTTGCCCCGCAACTCTGGACAAGTCATCGCCGGTATTTTCGGCGTGGGCGGACAATTTGTTGGATGCCTTGGCTAAAGCCTTCACAGCTTTATCAAGGTTTTTATCTGGGAAACTCTTAACTTTCTTAGCTGCCATGGTTCTCATGCCTCTCAGGTTTCTGAATTTTGCCTGTCTGCAACGCGCAGACTATCGGCAATAGCTATGCTACTAAAACAGTAGGTGTCGTCTACTCAATTTCGCCAATCTGAAAAAATAACCATACATTTGTACACTATTGATTATTCCCCACCTTCGATGAAGATACTACGAATGGCCGGATTCGCTATGCCCAAACAACCAGCAACATGCACACACTTAGTAGCAACAAATTCACCTTCTCGAAGCACAAGCCAATTCAACCTTATAATCTGCTTAATTTTTTCGGTGTCACTTTGACTCAATCCGATCATACCTGTAACATGTGCAAACTTGCGATGGTCTTCTGAAAAGTTAGCTTTGGTCAATGTCCTTGTTTCGTATGACTTCGCATTTGCTTGGGTCGCTGTCACCAATAAACAGTGATAGGTCTGAGAAATTGCCCGCATTTTCATCCAATTAGCATTGATAGCATCACGACCTTCATAGCCTGCCATCGGTGCCAGAATATCGGCATAATCAATCACAATCAAATCAGGAATCCATTCTTGCGACTCAAGGCTTTGGATTACTGACTCAATACCTGCAGCACTAATAGAACAATTTGGGTACGTGAACAACTTGAGCAACGGTCTTTTTGTCTTTAGCTTTTCGGTCATAATAGCAGACCGAGCCAGCCGCAACGACTTTTCAGACAAAGGTTTCCTGAACTCACGTTCCTCGAAGTCAACAGAACATTCATCACCTTCAGGCTCCATCAATCGAGGTATCTTAATGATTCCTGGCTTCAGTGGCCGACCTGCCGCACGAATTCCAAACCTTCGCATAATCTGATTCTGACTCAGGTCACCTACTTCAAAGAATGCAACCTTCTTATGCTGCATCATCGCTCTCCAGGCAATATCTAAAAGCCACCAAGTCTTGCCGCGTTTTTCTTCACCCATGAAAGCAATAAACCCATCACGCTCTAAAGCATCTCCGAAGAAATTCTTAAGGGCATGAGGATACTCTACAAGCGACTCGGACTTGCTCTGAAACGATTGCTCCCATGCTGCATCGTCTTGCAAGACGTTGACGCCCTGCCCTGAACCAAGTTCAATCTGGCCGAAGGACTCGCGTGCTTTCGCTGCCTTATCAAGCCTGCCCAGGTCAATTTCAGACTGAATGGTCTCCGCTAGTTTCAACAATTTCACCTTGTTAAAGTATTCACCTGCTTGATCTAAAATGTATTGAGAATTGGAATCTTTGGCGCGACGTTCGTATTCACCTGACAATTGTTCAAGGTATCTTTCAATCAGCTTGATCGTGTTCTTATCTTGGTTAGTCGATGCCCAGGTATGAAACAGCCGTTCGATGTTTTTCTTAGGTGCTTTGCCATAGCGGTTGAAGTAGTGAATACACCATCCGCCTATGATATTGCTCCATTTTGATTGGAACATGTCTGACTGCCAACGCGGCGCAATTCTACCGATCACGTCACGATCAACGATCATGCCAGTGAGAATCAACCTTTCGGCTGAATTATCCTTTTTCTCAACTTTCATGTTTAGTTTTCCTCAAATCAGGAAATTTGAGCATCTGCCCATAAGCTATTTCTTCACCATCAATTAGTCTTTGCAAAGAAGATCCTCCTGCATCAGCAACCCACTGGAGAGCTGTTGACATACCGAAGAGTAAGATCATTTGTTGTTCAGAAAGTTCTCCTTTAGTGTTATCGGAGATAGCTTTGGTCACAACCTTTCTAGCATGGTTTATTTGTTCAAGCGATTTCATTGACTTCCTCCTTTTTCATTTCTTGGATTCGCTGTCGATCAGCTTCAAACTGATCTTCCCAAATCTGTTCAACTGACAAATTAAATAATTGTGCCAATTTTAATGCGGAACTTAAATGCACGTTGACACCATATTCTATTCCAGAATAAGTTCCCGGAGGGATGCCAGTCTCTTTGCACACGTCTCTTTGGGTCATGTTTGCTTTTAGTCTCAATTCTTTTAAGCGATTGAGTGGAAAGGTTATTTTGTAGCGATACATCGGGTTCTTTTTCATCACTTGGTTTCCTTTTGTTTGAGAAGTAGTTCCAGAATAGCCATGACTTTCTTCCTTTTGTATTCTGCTGATGCAGGTTGTTTGATCCTTTCGTATTCTGCATATGCAAGTTGTTCGATCCTTAAGTATTCTGCTAATGCAAGTTGTTTGATCCTTTCGTATTCTGCTAATGCAGGTTGTTGAATCCTTAAGTATTCTGCATATGCAGGTTGTTTGATCCTTTCGTATTCTGCCCTCGCAAGTTGTTCGATCCTTTCGTATTCTGCATATGCAGGTTGTTCGATCCTTAAGTATTCTGCTGATGCAGGCTGTGCGATCCTTTCGTATTCTACCTGCTCTTGCTCAGTTAGTAGGTTGTTCGCTACCCACTCAATATCAAGTTCCAATTTTAGGAACCTTTCGGCAGTCGCTTTCGTAAGCGGTATGCCGCTAGGCCATTCGCTTTCTACCAAAGAAAGTTGCTTTTGGCAGGCACCTTTCTTTCGTAGAAGGGCTAGAGGTATGATCTTCATTACTCGGTCTCCTTTCGTTTGAGAAGTAGTTCCAGAATAGCCATGACTTTCTTCCTTTTGTATTCTGCTAATGCAGGTTGTTCGATCCTTTCGTATTCTGCATATGCAGGTTGTTTGATCCTTTTGTATTCTGCTAATGCAGGTTGTTCGATCCTTTCGTATTCTGCATATGCAAGTTGTTCGATCCTTTCGTATTCTGCCCATGCAGGTTGTTCGATCCTTAAGTATTCTGCTAATGCAGGTTGTTTGATCCTTTCGTATTCTGCATATGCAGGTTGTTCGATCCTTTTGTATTCTGCATATGCAGGTTGTTTGATCCTTTTGTATTCTGCATATGCAGGTTGTTCGATCCTTTTGTATTCTGCATATGCAGGTTGTTCGATCCTTTTGTATTCTACCTGCTCTTGCTGAGTTAGCAGGTTCTCTACTACCCAGTCAATATCAAGTTCCAGTTCTAGGAACCTTTCGGCAGTCGCTTTCGTAAGCGGTATGCCGCTAGGCCATTCGCTTTCTACCAAAGAAAGTTGCTTTTGGCAGGCACCTTTCTTTCGTAGAAGGTCTAGTGGTATTAGTTTCATTACTTGGTTTCCTTCATTAGGCGGTCCCATTGTGAATACAGATTCGGTTGAATTTTGCCCCGCATATACCTTTGAAACATCTTGTGTGTTGGTTTGAAAATGTACGATTTCAAATCACCTGAAAACTCTTCCCAATTGAAAACTTGCTCACGAACTTGCTTCCACCAATGCTCAATAAACCATTTAGTTGGCAGCAAGCCTTCTCGCTTCAATAGGAAGTGAAGCAATTCATCCATTTTCATTTCTGATCTAGTCACAATCAATCTACCTTTGTAGTCATCAACTGCAAAACCGAAATCGTTGTAATTATCCATGCTGATTTGAACAAACTGCGGTAACTGCTTTTCGGAACCTTTTGGCCACTTATACAGGTTCAGTTTCTTGACGATCTCCAAAGCCGAAAGACTCACCTCAACTTCTGGTCCCAAATCGCGCAACATCCCGGCTTCTAGTTGGAGCCACTTACTTCTGAAACCTTCGCCTGAGAAGGCTTGAGGTACGTAGTCTTCACCCATATGCTCGCAGTACCAGTCGAGAACCTTGGTGATTCGCTTTTCTTCTACCTTGTCGATCAGTCGCAAGTCTCGAAAGCTGGTAGCCCACTTAGAGGTTTGAAATTTGCGCATAACCTTTCTGGAGGCTTGAACTACATGTGCCAGTCGTTTGGCGCATTCTAAGTCGAAGGTTGATGGTGACTCTTTCATTTGACTGGAGACGCTGTTAAAGTTGCTCCATTCTGGCATAGGCTTTTCTCCATTTTTCTTCTTTCTTTTCGTCGGCTCGGTAGAGCCGACAGTATTACTCTTTATATCTTTATTACGTAGTAATAAAGAGGGGGATGTCTTATAAAGCATCCCCCCCGTGTGGTTAAAGACATCCCCTCTGTACAATTGTTCACTACTTGATGTTTTCGTCACCAAGTCATCATCTTCAATGTCATTCCATTTGGTTGCAAAGACTCTTGAATTTGATGTCCTTGAAACAACACGGATGAGTCCTAAATCTTGAAGGTGTCTAAGCATTTTCTGAACGTGTCGTTTTTGTTTAACCTTAACACTCTTACCAAGAAATTTGTTTGATGCCCAACAACCAGTAAAGTTGCTTCTAACCATATTGTCGATTGTCCAAAGAAGCAATGCTTCAGTAGTGGTTATTTTGTTTTCTGTAAACAAGTCTTGGATATCAAGTGCGATTCCTTTTACTCTTGCCATGTTTTATTCCTTTTTCTAGCTGCTTCAATTTCTTCAGGTCAATTTGAAAGAATCTTTCTCTAGGGAACCCTTGTATCTTTCTCTTGATTAGACCTTTTCTAATCAGATAGTTTATTATTCTCAGTTGAGTTTGGTACTCCATAGACAATTTGAACCATTTGCCATTAGAACCTAAATTATGCATTAAGGCAAATGCCAGCACTTTGCTTGCTCCTTTGATAATAAAGAACCAATCAGTGTTTATCCACATTGTTTCTTCTTCTTTCAACGAATCAACATATTCATGCACAGTCATTGTAAGATCCTTTCATTAGAAGTAAGTATATCATAGTGATATACTATATGTCAATACTGTTCCTTTTGATTCTATTCATCATCGCAGTTCCTTTCTAAGAAACGACTTCTCAATTCCGCAATTTCAGCTTTTGAAGCCGAACCAGGATCCTTTGCGTCTAAGACTGCGTTGTAAGTATCACCATCAAAAACTGATAAAATGCTCACCAGTTCTTTGGCACGCTTTTGACCAGCTTTGTCAGAATCGAAGCAAACCACTCTTGTCGGATACCTACTCATTCGATCAATCTGGGATCGAGTGTAGCTGGTTCCGAACGTGGCAACAGCACCTGGCCCTATATTCCATACATCGCCAGGACCTTCACAAATGATGATTGCGTGCCGGGCGTAATCTTCACCATACAGCAAATCTTTGTGGTGAACATCTTCTTCTTCCAAGTCGGCTGAAATGTATCGCCGCATTGTGTAATCCGATGCCGCTCGTGTTGTCCACGAAACTACATTACCTCCTAGATGAATCGGGATGAAGATTCGCCAAGGTAGTCGGATATCGAAGCAAATGCCCCTTAACCCCCATATTCGCTCCATTCTTTCAGGATTCAAGCCGCGTTTGTACTTCAAGTAGTGTCGATGGGGTCCTGCCATCTTGCGTATGCCTTTAGGCAGCTGGAGATGCCCCGTCCTTTTGATCTGTTGCAATTCTGGCGTAAAGTCGCCTAGCAGCTTTCTGGCTTCGGGATAACGCAAGCCAGACAATTCCATGACAATATCGACAACCCGCTTTGGCCCGCATTTCCAGCAATTGGCATAATTGCCGGTTAAAGAGTAGCCTAGGTGAAACACCTGAGAGTTCTTACCGCACCAAGGGCAGTCGATCTGTAGCCAGCCAGGTCTGGCATGACGATGACCCTCAGGGGCAATAGGTAATCCCAGGTCATTGATGATGTCGAGGAAGGCCATGTCACCACCAAATTCCTTTCATTATGGTGCGATGATCCATATTGAAGGCTTTCGCAAATTTGTCTAAGTCATGGAGAAGTATTCGTTGTCTACCAGCTTCAAAATTAGTTATTGAAGTCCGAGTGAGACCTACTTTTTTTGCTAATTCATCTTGAGTCCAGCCTAAACATTCTCGGATAGATTGAATTTTAGCTCCTAATTGACGATAAACCGGTTCTAGTATTTTACCTGCCATGCCACACTCCTACCTAGTTTATAGGCTTTTCTATAGAGTAGAGTAATTCCATCTCATGTTTTGTCCTCCATGAGTCCAATTCTCGCCATTGTGTCATTATAATCCAGCATAAAGCATCTGTTCGGTTTAATCCCATTTTTTCCAATTCAAAACCGTGTCTGATTATAACATCTTTCATGGCTAGTTTTTTCACAGGTGTTAAATAATCAGGAGTAGCTCTGAATGGGTCTTGTTGAAGCTCGTTTTTGTATTCCATTAGATTTGCCCCGCGATGTATTTTCTAATCAGAACCTCAACGGCGTCTTTCATTGTGACACCATGAGTTGCGCACTTGGCTTTGAATTTGGTTAATACGTCGGCGTCAAGACCGCGAATATACAATACTTTTCTTCGCACAGGAGTTGTGTTTATGAGATAGTGTTTGGTACTCATTGTTTACCTTTCTCTAAAAGACCTTGGATGAGAAGATCATAAACTGGCAAGCCCCCATCCACTGGCTTACCATCTAATACAGAATCAAGCGTGAGTTGTTTTTCTTGGTTGATTTTACATAAGTCCTCCTCAATTGTACCTTCGGCTACAAGTGAATAGCATTGAACTTGACCAGTCTGCCCGTTGCGATGCAGACGGTCTACAGCTTGAGAAATGTCAGCCGGCGACCAAGGCATCTCGCATAGACCAACAGTCTGCGCGACTTGCATTCCATTGAGTCCGACGCCCATTGCCATGATGTTGCCAACAATCAATCGAATGTGCGGAGAACGGGCAAATTGATCGACGATCCCTTGTCTCAATGACTTGTCGATACTGCCATCAATCCGTACGGCAAGTGATTTGAAGTGGTTATACAAACCTTGTACGACAATCTTGTGAATGCCAAAAATAACCAACTTCTTGTCTGTTTCATCGAAGTAGTCCTGAATCCAATCAATGACCGCGGGCAACTTGAATTGACCTGCAAGCCTTCGCAGATAGCCTAGTCTGGTAACAGCTTCGGCACGTTCCGCTCTTGAGGCTTTCTTGAAGTCTACCTTTCTCAGCCAGTTGATGAAGTCGTTATGGACTTCGTTGTAGATTTTGCGATCAGCTGGTGAAATGGGCATCGGCAACGAGAACCATTGCTTCGGTGGCAATTGCGAAAGGACATCGGCCTTACGTCGGCGAATCATGCAATGCCTTTTCAATCGACGATGTAAGTCGTCAAGGTTTGTAGCTCCCTTGAATGTCCAGCCATAAAACTCTTTCTTTGGATCGCAATACTTCGTGGCGTAAGCGAAGAAGGAATTAAACTTATCTGGTCGCAAGATGTTCAAGGAAGGCCACAATTCAGCCGGGCGATTCGTCAAGGGTGTTCCGGAAAGCATGAAAACATAAGGTACTTTACGGCATAGTTCCTTTGCAGCCTTTGTTCGTTTGGTTTCTCTGGATTTGATTCGTTGACTTTCATCACAAATGATGCACTGAGGTTTTAACGATCTGAGATACTTTACCCAGTATTGCAGAATGTCATAATTGATGACCAATAGCTTGTGCTGATTTTTGAAACCGCTTCTTTGAATTGAAGGCGGTGTTCTACCTTCAAGAATCTCAGCACGAAGGTTGAAATGTTTCTTGGCTTCCTGCGACCAGACATACTTGACGGACGCCGGGCATATAACAATGGTCAGCCCCGGCTCAAGATAGTGTTTGATGTACCGTAAACTCGTGTACGTCTTGCCTGTACCCATTTCATTCGCCAGCAAGACACGACCGTTAAATCGGTCCATTTGACGATTATCTTCGATTTGATATTTGTAAGGTTTCGTTTCACTCATTAGTCGATGTCCTTTTTATCTTCGTACACAATGAACCGCCAAATTGCAAGCACAATAACAGGTACTACGCACAAGGCAATTTTGGTTTCCGAATTCATTTCACAATACCTCCTGAACGGCTTTGTCAAAGGTTTTCGATAGTTCGAGAAACAAATCTCGGTAATACTTCTTTATGTCTTTGTAGGTAACATTTGGCGGATCAATGTAGCTGTCCACTTTCGGTAGGTTTTTGAAGATTCTGTAAGCTTCCCTTACATCAAAAGTAATTAGATGGAACAAACCTCCGAAGAACATCATTTGATTGTAGTGCATTTTGTCGAAAAGTATTGGACTGATCTCATTTTCATTTTTCGGTTCTTGAAAATTAGTTGTGAAATCTTTGTGCATCTCTGATTGTTCCATTCTTTCCATCAGTGCCTCAAGAATCACATTGGTAAATTTGTCAGCGTTCATCGCAGTTCCTTTCTGATTTCAGAAAAAGCATCCTTAATCTCAGCATAGGTCCACCCTATGCTTTTCAGATACCTGTACAACTCAAGTTTGTAGGAATAACTTGAGTTACTTCGTCGTTTTCTTTTCCAGCCTTTACTGTCAGGCGATAGCAAAGTCAAAGCGACTACCACTCCGGCTTTTTCAGACAGATCGCCTATGAACTCAACCATGTTGAACTCAGGTCTTTCTTTTGAAGGATACTGGTTCAGATATTCAATAGTGGTGACTTGCATTCGACGATGGTCTTTAGCTGTTGTTCGTCGCAACTCTTTCAGATGATTGGTTACTTTGTGATATACATGCGTGGTAAACGCCCCTTTCTTCGGATCAAAGGTTTCATTCGCGTTCATAAAAGCCAGGTTGGCTTCTGAGAAAACTTCGTCTGGACTCAAGCCGATGATAGGCGTCTGGTGAACGATCTTTTGAATCATCGGTTTGATGCCCAGGTAGTTCTCAGTCACAACTACGGTTGACATTCTATCCTCCCTGATCTTTGGGATGTTAGCAATGTTGGCAAGCTAACTATCTTAGTCGGAGGCGTCATTTTTGTCAAGCCGCTAAAAAGCCTTCAGTTTTCAGTAGGTTATGAAAGCGCAGCATTCGACTCATTTGGAAGATTGGCGGACTTTTCTTGACAACGCTTGTGAAGGCATTGAGCAAAGACCAAGTTGTCTTTTCTTTGAATTCATTGTGAATTGGGTTGTTGTACAGTTTGTCGATCATGCCGATATGGCTCCAAGGCAGAATATGCTGTCGTCCAGTTTCTGCCAGAATCTTGAGAGCATCATTGTCACTGATGTACCAAGATTGCATTGAACCTACTTCATCAGTAATCAGCTTTGCCTTGGTAACATACTGATTGAAACCTTGCTTCAACTCGGCTTCCAGATCGAAGTATTTGGAGTGCTTCTTCTCCATGACTACTTCACCTGTAATCAAGCCATTGAGACAAACGGCAACAGTACCGCCTACTGTCAATCTGGTCATTCGGCGCAAGGCGTTCGAGGTCATAAGACCTAGTTCAAGTGAGATTCCTTTGGGGAGTTTCACTTTCGGTACACCCGCTAAACTAAATGTTGCGGCAAGATCAGCTTTGTCCTTACTAAGGGCGAAAGTTGATTTCGTGATATCCCAGCCACGATTTTCAGCTTCCTGCTGAATGCCGTCAACAAGGTCTATATGCTTAAGACCTCGCCAATAGCCACCTGCCCTAGCAGGCTTGGTGACAGGTTTTTTTCCTAGAAATTGTAGATTTTCGTAACTGACTCGATTACCTTTACTGACGCTCAACATTGGATTCTCCTTGTTCTTGTGTTTGAAGGTTATTGATTGTTCGTACCCAAATTCGTTGTAATTCTAAGGTGTAAGAATCAATACCGATGTTGTCATTCGGATTGATAGGGTCGCCGTATTGATTGAATGCAGTTGTCTCTACTAGAACTTCGTCTAAATGACTAGGTATTAGATCAAATCCGTATAAATATGCTTTATGGTAAACTTCAGGATCTTCCATTTCAAGTTTCCAGTAATTCTCTAACAATTGTCCGAAAATACATTGTCTGCAATTATTGATGTTGAATGCACTTAGGTCGATCTTAGTCTGCCATTGTGGATAGTTGAGGTTGAGATATTCAACCCCTTTGGCGACTCTCGCTTCAAGGTCTGCAATAGTAATTGGATTCTTTTTCATCACTTGGTCTCCTTTCGCTTAAGGAGTAGTTCCAGAATAGCCATGACTTTCTTCCTTTCGTATTCTGCCCTTGCAAGTTGTTTGATCCTATTGTATTCTGCTGATGCAGGTGCTATGCTCCTTTTGTATTCTGCATATGCAGGTTGTTCGATCCTTTTGTATTCTGCATATGCAGGTTGTTGGATCCTTTTGTATTCTGCATATGCAGGTTGTTCGATCCTTTCGTATTCTGCCCATGCAGGTTGTATGATCCTTTTGTATTCTGCTAATGCAGGTTGTTGAATCCTTTTGTATTCTGCATATGCAGGTTGTTGAATCCTTTTGTATTCTGCCCATGCAGGTTGTTCGATCCTTTCGTATTCTGCTAGTGCAGGTTGTATGATCCTTTCGTATTCTGCTTTTGCAAGTTGTTCGATCCTTTTGTATTCTGCCCTTGCAGGTTGTTCGATCCTTTCGTATTCTGCTAATGCAGGTTGTTTGATCCTTAAGTATTCTGCCCATGCAGGTTGTATGATCCTTAAGTATTCTATCTGCTCTTGCTCAGTCAGCAGATTCTCTGCTACCCAGTCAATATCAAGTTCCAATTTTAGGAACCTTTCGGCAGTTGCTTTTGTAAGCGGTATGCCTTGAGGCCATTCGCTTTCTACCAGAGACAGCTGCTTTTGGCAGGCACCTTTCTTTCGTAGAAGGTCTAGTGGTATGATCTTCATTGCTTGGTTTCCTTTCTTAAATAGATGCCACTTGCCACACTGGCAAAGTGATTGGAACAAGCGTGCCTAGAAGGGTTACTTCTAGTCGTAATTGAGGTTCTTTGTTGCTCTGTATCAATTCCAGCACTTTAGCTGCCGTGTCTTTGAACGCTCCATGCTGAATCTTGACAAACTGCCCGACTTCAATGTCAGGTGTCTGTGTCCTAGTGGCCACGTTTTCCATGCCATTCCTCAGTAAGAGTAAAGCGGCTTCTTCACTTTCGAGTGAAGTAGGTTTCCAAATTAGAAGGGTTGATCCTTCTTCATTTTCCATTCGTTTCAATTCATGCTCGGTAGCCTGACGTTTCCAGACTTTCTTGGTCAGAATGTCTTTGTGATAGAAGTCAGGTCTAAACGGCAGTAAACCTACTGCGCCTGGGCAATCGTTAATCAGATGATCGGTGTCGTCGTTGAACACCATCTGAATAATCAGATAGCCAGGAAAGCTCTTTTTCTTGGATACTCTACGCATCCCGTGTCGCCATACAACCTCCTCGTGTTTAGGAATGATGATCTTGCCGATCAAGTGACGTATGCCACGTTCACCGGCCATTTTTAACAGCCTAGTCCTCGTTTTATTCTCGCCTCCGATAACAGCCGCCCATTGTACAGTCGGCATCGCCAAGTCGGGGAATCCGGCGTCTACGCAATCTCTGCGTATCTCCTCAGTGTTGTCAACGTATTGACGCTGAGGTGGCATACAGTAGAGGACGTAGAATCGCATTGAACATCGGAGGCAGAGTTTTTCGTCGTCAGGTTGAGGCAAATAGCTCTTGCTCAGCTCCGACTCCGAAAATGTGCGGAAGCATTTTTCGCATCTGGTTAATGTCCTCTTGAGACTTTGGTATGAGATAGGGCGGGGCTTCAATGTCTCCGATTTCGTTGGCTTTTGTGAGGATATTGTATTGTGTGCTGCCTTTTTGGAAGGCAGTTTCTTTTCGCCATCCGAGATACGTTGCTTTTTCGTTTTGACAGTGCATGGAACAGTAGCCCCGGATGCACGAGTTGGCTTCGACCGTGAGGTAGACTTGACGGCAGGTCCTGCAGGTGCAGAATTGTGGACGGTGATCGAGGGTTTTCGTCGTGTGCATTTTCGTGTTCTCACTTTCTTGTTGGTTACAGCTTTCTTGCCGGTAGTTTTCATGGCATTGGCCTGGTTAGAGAAATGGGCGAAGTTTGGTTATCAAATCAATCGTACAGGTTCGCTGGCATTGATTTCAAATTGAGGTTCCGTTGGCAATGGCGGAGGTAGAGCAGCATTAACTGCCATTTCTGTAGCGATTGCACCATCGTCAATTGCCTGTCGGACGGCCTCAGCTTCCGCCTGTTGGTCTCGAAGATCATTAAGCAATTTGATGGCCAATTGCTCACAGTTGGTTTTCGATGTGACGGTGCCTTCGGCACGCCAGCCAGGTTCTGTGCTGTCGTTTCTCGGGTCACCGGAATCAATGTGCCATTGGCCTTCATCATTGACGAAAAGCCGGATGGCAAGTGATTCGCCAGCTTTTGGGAACGCTGCTATATGGAGATCAGATTTGATCTCTGCCAGGTCTTTACGTACAGCTTTGATGCTCGGAAGTTTCAGACTCATAGGTCACATGCCTTTCATGTTATGGGCGAAGGTTTCAGTCAGCCTATCTGACTGTATATGTATTCTATTCGCGCCGCAAAAAGCGACAAGGCTTTTTGCGGTACGCGAAAAGATGTAAACGATTTTTTAATCTTCGTCTATCGGTTCGTCACATTCGTAGTCCTCGAATATATCGGAACGAAAGTGTGACGCTTTCTCATGGAAGCACTTGTCGCAGGAACGGAATAGATAGATTCCGTGGCCGTCGTAGTGCCTCTCAAACGGATCGCCTGAGCCGCAATCACATTGCAGATGTTCAGGTGTTTGAAGTGAAACCGCCATGTCATTTCTCCGTGAAGTCAAAGTAGAAACGAGGGTCGTGCTGGAAAGTCAATGACCCGACTTTATTGTCGGATCGTCGTTTGACGACAACAAACGGAGCTCGGAAACCGATGACCTCAAAGTCATCCATAAGTTCTGTCGTGTCCCAGACTTGTCCGTGAAGGGCTTCTAACCTTTCACGGGGATTTGCATTGGAGTTGATCTCTTGGACAAGTTCACGTCGGGTTGATTCAGTCGGATCGTTCATTATCGGACTCCATTCAAGTTTCGCAAACCAGTTACGTCGGCTTGCAGTAACGGGGCGATGACGATTTGGGTATGTGTGCAGGCGCACTTACGGACAATGCGATTGGCACAATCATAACAGTAGTAGACATCTTTTTGGATCGGGCGTTTCCTTTTGTTTCTCGGATGTACTACTTTGTGGCCAATCATCTTCGTTCGGTAATGCTTACACTTTAGCATGTTCAAGCCCTCTAGGTTAAGGTTAGCCATACTGTATGGCTTGTATCAATTTTCTATTCGATGCGCAGTCAACAGTCAACGCTTTTTAGGGTAATTTGAAAGAAAGAAATTTTTCTTTAATCTTTCAAAAACCTTGTATTTTAGGAGATTTTTTTGATTCGTCCTCTCCGATGTTGGCTATGTTGGCTTTTGCGATACCTTGACTTCTAGCGAATTTTCCTATATTCTAGGCAAAAGGAGGTTAACCGTGATAACCAAGAAGAAAAGAAAAAAGTCTGCGTGGAAGGATGAGTTCTATTGGAAAGTATACGAACTGGTTAAAGAAGGGCGTTCTCTAGGTGAAATCAGTAAAATCATCGGCGTTCATCACCAGTCGTTGAGAACTTGGGCAAAAGAAAACCCGACGCTTAAAAAGTGTATTCGAGAAGCACGGGAAGGCAAGACGGAGAAAGAGTTGCCCACTCTTAAGGACTACATCTATAAACGCCTTTCTCCCGAAGCCTTGAAGCTATATGAGGAGATACAGGCATTAGATCAAGAAGATAACGGACAACGAAGGATAGAGGCTCTCCTGGCCGATGCCGGCACTAAGATGCGCCAGCACTTGTTCATCCATGCTATCGTATCGACCAGCTTCAATGTATCCAAGGCAATGACAATGCTCTGTATGTCGAAGAAGATGCTGGATGACTGGATTAGTAATGACCCAGACTTTCCGAAATTGGTTGATGAAATCGAATGGCACAAAGGGAACTTCTTTGAGGATCATTTCATTCGCCTGGTTCGATCAGGTAGTGAAGCGGCAATTCTGCACGCGCAGAAGACCTTCAATCGCAGTCGTGGCTACGGTGATCGTCAGACTTTAGAGATTGAAGGGAATATCCGCCATCAACATGAATTGATTGACGTGAACAAATTGCCTAAGGAATTAAAGCGAGAACTTTTGAAGTCTCTCGAAGGTAATGAATCGAACGTAATTGATATGGGTACCGTGAAAGCATTGCCCGCAAAGGAGGAAGAATATGCCAGCGGTGAGTAAAATAGAATTGATTGCTGCATTAGGTCGGGAATCCTTCTTTGATTTTGTTCAGCAATTTTGGCATGTGTTGATCCCAGAGAAGCCAGTCTGGAATTGGCATATTGAATACCTTTGTGATGAGATGCAAAGGTTGGCAGAACGTGTGTTCTTAGGTTTGCACAAAGAATATGATCTTGTCATAAACATTTCGCCAGGAACAAGTAAGAGCACCATCTGTAGTATTATGTTTCCAGCTTGGGTCTGGACAAGAATGCTGTCTGCCAGGTGCATCTGCGGATCATATTCTTATCCGCTTGCTATGGACTTGTCACGCAAGTCACGCGATGTGGTTATTAGTGATTTATACGGGAAGTGCTATCCAGAAGTTTTACTTCGTGTCGATCAGAACACCAAGGGCTACTATGCTAATACAAAAGGTGGCTATCGTTATGCTGTAGGTGTCAATGGCTCAGTTACTGGTATGCACGGTCACTTTCTGATTATCGACGATCCATTAGATCCGAACCAAGCTGTTTCGACATTAGAGCTGGAGGCTGCAAATCATTGGCTCCAAGAAACTCTACCGACTCGAAAAGTTGATAAGCGAGTCACACCTACAATTCTTATTATGCAAAGGTTGCATCAAGACGATCCTACAAATTTGTTCCTTGAAAGAAAGAACGTTAAACATATCTGTCTCCCTGGAGAAGTCACTGAGGATATCAAACCTGCACATCTTATCAAATACTACTCAGAGGACAAACTGTTTGATCCTATTCGATTGCCGCAAGAAGTATTGGAAGAGATGGCTCAGAACCTGGGCGAATACGGTTACGCAGGTCAAGTCCTTCAGAATCCTGTTCCTAAGGGCGGCGGTAAGTTCAAGACGAAATTGCTTAAGGAATGGGATCCTGCAATAAAGCAAATTCCTTGGAAGTCGTTCAGAAAAATTGTCCGATATTGGGATAAAGCCGGAACGCATTTAGGCGGAGCATGGACAGTAGGTGTCCTCATGGCTCACGACATTTATGGGTTCTTTTGGGTTCTTGATGTTGTTCGTGTCCAAGTTGATTCGTGGGAACGTGAAGTAATTATCCGAGAAACTGCTGCAAAAGACGGTAAGAATGTTATAGTAGTTTTTGAACAAGAACCTGGAAGTGGTGGAAAAGAATCTGCATATAATTCCGCTAGAAGTCTGCCAGGTTTCAAAACAAGGATTCACAAAGTTGGCGCAAGTGATGGCAGCAAATTGGATCGAGCCGACTCATTGAGTTCTATGGTTAACGCAGGATCAGTCTACATTGTTAAAAAGCCTTGGAATAAAGAATACGTGGAAGAAATGAAACATTTTCCTCACTCACGTTATAAAGATCAGGTTGACGCATCTTCAGGTGCGTTCAACAATTTATGGAAGATGAAGCGTCACATTGGCGGCATGAGGTCAAGGGCACAATTGGATGCCCTGCAGGTCACGACTTGATTCAAGAGGCCGGGAATACCTTCAGAGCTTGTGCTTTTCTGAGGTCTGAAAACCCATATATGGGGATCATTTAGGTGCAAGTTTTCAAGGTCATCACATTAACGAACAATTGCTAGAAAAATAGAGCAAAACACGTTCAAAGGAAGTGCGGCGGATCTCCCTCGGTGCGCCCTGGGGCTGAAAATACCTGAAGTGTAAATTGTCTAATCGCTACAATCGTTACAGTCTATCGCTATTCGGCATGCCACAGTATATATAGCGCGTCTAGGGGGCAACTAGACACGAAATCGGCCTTGACGATACCTTCATTTTCAGTAGAATATCAATTGATATGTTGGGCGTGGCGAACAGCCGAGAGGCATAAGACGCCAGCTTCCGAGAGAAGCCTTGAGAAGACCTGACTGAAATCAGACGGCCAAGCTCCGCTCAGTTCCTTGACAACTTAAAAACGCCAGCCGCAATGATAGGGCTGTTCTCTCCGGAAAGTCATAGCCAAAGTTGCACAGGGTCCGGCAGAGAAAGGCAGATCCAAAAGCAGATCATCAACGCGGCATCGAAAATAGTGTAGTTCCTGAATGCCACAGGGGCGAACTCAATATGGCGTGACTACGCAAGACTTCCTGACAAAAGACGAAACGATGCCCTTCCGAGAGAAGGGCATCTTCCGTGAGTATTTTCTCACGCTGATGAGTCGAGTCAGTTCCAATCGACAGAGAAGAAAGAGGAGACCTACGATGACTCTTGCATTAACTGCATTAGAATGTTTGGCGTGCAAACTGTATTACGCTGAAGTTTCTTCTTACCGATTTGCTCAATTGGCGGGCACGCAATGTGACCGACGTGAGAGAGATAGAATTTGTCGGATCTCTGGCAAATCTGTTGATGAAATTGATTTCAGTTCTTCCGTGACTCATACTTTTACGGTTGAACAGTTTGTTGAATACGGCAGAGAGCTTCTTTTGGAAGAAGTTTTTTATGATGTGGAAGAGAACAAAAAGGAACTCTCTTTGAGAGAAATGGAATGTATACTTAGGTACTTCGCAGAAATTTGGCATTTTTACAACGATCAGATTGATGATCCTCCGCGGCACGAAGATGCCACAATTCCAGTGGGGGCCGATCATGATGTATTACTGGAAGATGACTTCGATTCGGAAGACAGAGAAGATCGGAACGCATCGCACGATGCCGTTATTGATCGTGGGTAGTATAAAGGTTCGCCCACAGTATACGTGTACGCCAGGCAGACGGGCGTTCCGTCTGCCTTCTTCCGTTCTGAATCGCTTAAACAAAGGAGACCGAGTGATGAAAACGACCACTAAAACGAAAATTATCTTGCAATCTACCGAGATGATATACGCTCCGTCGATTTTCGCATGGGCTATGAACGGTTACTCTTTTGCCAAGGACCGATCTTGCCTCCGGCAAGTGATGAAGTCTTGGACTGAATTGTCGGATGATCTTTGGGACAGAATCTTATCAGGTAAGATTCCTCACAAGATCGTTGGAGACACAGTACACATTCTACTTGAGGAGTAACCGTGGCGAAAAGAAAAGGTAGACTTAAACTCGATCCGAAGTGCAAAGACGTGATTTCCTTCGCCAAGTCTTTGTCACAAGTATCGGACCACTTGCCGAAGGACTTACTGAGAAAGGAGACTGAGAAGTTCAGGAATCAACATCTAATGGTTTGTCAACAATGCGCGGCTCACAATGAGCGACTGCGATCCTTAAAGTTCAATATGACACCGGAACTGTGGAACCGACTGAACACTTATATCAACGATCCGAAGAACTATCGCCCCCACTAAGGAGACCAAGTAATGAAGATCATACCTCTAGCCCTTCTACGAAAGAAACGTGCCTGCCAAGAGCAACTGTCTCTGGTAGAAAGCGAATGGCCTCAAGGCATACCGCTTACGCAAGAGACTGCCGAAAGGTTCCTAAAATTGGAACTTGATATTGAGTGGGTAGCGAACAACCTACTAACTGAGCAAGAGCAGGTAGAATACGAAAGGATCGCACAGCCTGCATCAGCAGAATACTTAAGGATCATAAAACCTGCATGGGCAAAATACGAAAACGACTGCCAAAAATCTGCATATGCAGAATACAAAAGGATCGCACAACCTGCATATGCAGAATACAAAAGGAAGTTAGTCATGGCTATTTTGAAACTACTTCTCAAACGAAAGGAGACTAAGTGATGACCAAATATAAACGACTTACCAAAAGCAAACTTCGCAAGTTCCATTCAATGAATGATCTTTACCGAGAGTGCATGAAAGGCAACCAAGCTGCACAGAGATTGTGTATTGGTGCTTTAGAGAATCTTGGTCAAGAAGCGATGGCCGGTCGCCATAAAGGATCGAAGTGGCTTCGTGCTTGGCACGGGCTACAGGATGTGATTACGTCTCTCGTCGGAGAGTATAGTATGTCGGAAGATGAAGCGGAACAAACAACAATGGACGAAATCAACTTTGTCCGTGACATATGTGATGACATCCAACTCTAACCAATCGCCTGACAAAAGGAGACCGAAGATGAACGAAGTAACTAGACCGTGCTGTGTATCAACGGATAACTCACAGCATGATGCGTCATGCCCACGGGCACAGCCGAAGGATTACGATCACGTCGGTTATTTAATCAATGGCCGATGGATCTGTAAGGATTGTCCAAAGCCTACAGAGGAACTTACTTGTAAGGTTTACTACATCAACATCCGGCCGTATAGCCAACAGTGCGCACGTTGCCGGCGTCTGATTGTAGATGGATGGAAAACATCAAAGGACGGCGTAAGTCCTCTGAATCTGTTCGACGGTCGCTGGCTTGAGGAGGAAGTATCGTGATTATTAGCACCGTTTCTGTAAAAGACTTTACCTATACACGCACTCACTACTCAGATGGCCAAGCCATCGGACATGTTCAACAGTGCGAAGGTCAAGTCATTGTAGTGCCTGCCCCTTTTGGTAGGCATCTGACAATCTCACTGTTCGGTGGCGAATTGAATGTGACCTACATTGAATGCGGAGGTCATTGTGTCAGTGAGGTACTAATCGTTCAAAGAGTGGATGATAGTATCCGAGTAATGCCTATTCCTAGAAATGGGGAAAAGGTCTTTATTAAAGGTGCCATTTGTGAAGTCATCGGTGACGATGCTTACAAAGGAGCTCATCCTGTACTGGCCTCATTAGGAGTCTGTTGATGAAGAAAGGTAAACTCTTCCATCTGATTATGACTGAGGTGTATGTGGGCAGGAATAGCCAAGGATGCCCTATCACTAAGGTCGTAGAGAATGTTGTGGCGGAGCGTCTATCAGCGGAGCTCAAGCCAGAGATTGTAAGAGGAATGAAAGTCGGTGAAAGCCGTTACTTAGAGGACGATACGCGGATCACTCGCGTAAGATGACCGCAACAAACAAATAGAGAGGAATCGTAAATGAAGACCAAAACTTCTAAGAACCTCAAGAGAAAGCCTCTTGGCGGAGAAATTTTCAGGATCGTCATCAAAGAATCCGACGATCAAGAATACTACTATGTAGGTAGTGTATTCAAAGAGGATTCAATCATTGTGCCAAAGGATTTATATCCGATAGGCTTGTGTATACCGTTCTCAAGAAAGCGTTGGGAAGAGTTTGACGATCTCCAAACAGCACGTCATGTATTGGAAGCACTTGAGGTGCTTGCCGACGCTTCAGGCGTTGTGATACAGATTGATATTGAGGAATGCCCAGCTAAGGTATAGTACCGCACAATAAAGCCAGTTTGATTGGTCTCCTTCTGGCTTTTCCTCTAGCCCTCATCCGCGTGGGGGCTAGAGGTTTTCTTTCTTCAGACCAAGTAACTTCGCAAACGAAAGGAGACCAAGTAATGAAGATCATACCACTAGACCTTCTACGAAAGAAACGTGCCTGCCAAAAGCAGCTGTCTCTGGTAGAAAGCGAATGGCCTAGCGGCATACCGCTTACGAAAGCGACTGCCGAAAGGTTCCTAGAATTGGAACTTAATATTGACTGGGTAGTAGAGAACCTGCTGACTGAGCAAGAGCAGATAGAATACGAAAGGATTCAACAACTTGCAAAAGCAGAATACGAAAGGATCATACAACCTGCATTAGCAGAATACAAAAGGATCATACAACCTGCATGGGCAGAATACTTAGGGATCAAACAACCTGCATTAGCAGAATACTTAAGGAAGAAAGTCATGGCTATTCTGGAACTACTTCTCAAACGAAAGGAGACCAAGTGATGTTGATTAACAAACTGGCACACGACGATCATGCAATCCGAAAAGAGACTCAAGACGACCTGAAGTATCTCAATAAAAGGTTCCCTTGGCTGAACCTCAAATTGATAAGCAAAGAAGGTCATCAATGTGTATCCAAATCGTGTGTCACTGAGGTTCCGCTTAAGGAATACTGGCACATGAGGTCAATGTACTCGCCGGAACTCGAAGTGTATCTCCAGGCAAAGATGCCAGGTAGCAAATACGTCAGCGGCTTGACGCTGATAATCTTCCACGAAAAGGCGTTCCTGTTCGAGTACATTGGAACATGCTCTGAGGAAGTCAAAGTGTATCGCGTTGGTTGTGTTCATAAGATGGAACACATAGCGAGATTAGGTAACTGCTGGAACCAGTATAAATGTTCTAAGTGCGGTCTAGTTGAACAGGTTGATTCTTCGGACTGATCTTTAACCAATCGCCTATCAAAAAGGAGACTGAAATGGGTTGTGACATTCATGCTTACTTGGAAGTCAAACAGGACGACGGCTCGTGGAAGTGTGTCAAATCCGAAATTGACTTCGGCCGACACTATGGTTTCTTCGGCTGGCTGGCCGACGTGAGGAACTACAGTGGTGTAGAACAATGGCACGGTACGAAAATGGGCGTGCCCTTGGACATGTCAGACGAGGTTCTCAAAGAGTTCCGCATATGGCATGATGGTGCCCATAACTTCTGCTGGTGCAACCTCAATGATTTATTGAGTACGGATTTCGATCAGATAATCTGGGATCGCAGAGTGACTAGACAGATCGGACCTAAAGCGTTCGATTGCGGTTGTACAACAATTGATCCATTTGAAGGCAGAAGGTTAACTCTGAGGGAATTTCTAGGCGAGTGGATCATGAAGGAATTCGCAAGGCTCGGTGCTTTGCAGGGTCATAGACCAGCACGATTGATCTGTTGGTTTGATAATTAAACGGTTACAGTAGGGCGGTATCTTACCGCCCTATTTTTTGTAGGTATTAGCACCCTCGGTTATTTCACTTTTGCGGAAGTTCTCAAGAACCATAAAAAGTGTGTTTTGGTATTTTTTCGGAAAACGCAAAAGGACCTAAGAACCTAGTGTTCTTCACGGACTTAGCCTGTATAGTAGCTCTCCAGTAGAGTAAGTGTAGTAGTTGGCGAGTCTCTACTTAAGCCGCCCTAGAGAGATAGAGAGGACGAATTAAGGGCTATATAGGAAGTGCAATGGTGTGCCAATATGGGAGCAATAGAGCAAAAACCCTTTAGGATCCCTTTAGGATGAGCAAAAACGGCTTTGGGTTGAGTTAGGATTGTCCTATAAAAACACAGGTTAATGTGGGTTTGTGAGCAAAAACGGCTAGCAAAAACGGCTTTGGATGAGGCACCTACGCAAATAAATAGGAGAAATAAAGGAATTACCATAGAAAGTACGAAGGAACGCACCAAGATTCGCTATATTTCACTACCTTTGCAAAACCGGGCCTAAAACGTTGTCCGATAGAAAACTAGGCCAATGACGGGCTGAGACGATCTGCGCAACGGACAAGGCCAAAACCTTTCGTCTAAACATATGGTGCCAGTTGCCAAGAGAACTTTTGTTGTCAGGACGTGAGTACCATGAGACATATTAGCATAGGTCGAGGTGAAAAACCCATAAACGCGCGTATGTGTGAGGAATCACCATTGAGTATGAGCAGGAGCTCCTACGGTGGAACCCATATAAGTGTGATGCAGCTCCTACGGTGAACACCATCGTATATCTGTATGACCGGCGGTTCGCGGAACCTATATAAGTGTAATGGTCGGAGTTCCTACGGTCTTCTGCCCAGCGGCGGTAGCTCCGTTGCACTACCGTTGTGATTCTAACCATTATTCTGACGTGTTGAAACAACTATACATTGAATCAATTAGATGTGTAGATAAATGTGACTACGCACGAGATAGATTTTAAGAGTAGTTTAATAATCGGCAGAATTATTTTCGTTTTTTTTGTGCGTTACACTTGCAACGCACTACGGCGCAGATATGATTAGAGTGTAGTTGAATCGCTGTCTGACAGGGGCCACAATGGCAACGGGGCCAGCGAACTACTAACGGCCAAACGGCCAAGGGCTTTTCAATGTCAACAGCTACTAAGAACGTCAAGAGCAGTAAGAACGTCAAGAGCAGCGCCGCCGCTACTATCGCTGCGCCCGCTCGCAAACTGGCGACGCGCCAGCGCGATTTTTGGGGCTCGAAGCCAATGACACGAGCTGGCCTCTACAATCTGGCGATCGCGCGATTGCATCAGAACGGCACGACAGAATTCAACGCGCCCGACATTATCGCTTTCATGGCAAAGCTGCCCGAAGCGCAGACGTATCAAGCGCACTACGGCCACTTGCCATTGGCAATATCGCCCCACTTGGCTTGTCTCAGCGGCAATTCAGACAACAAAGTGACAGTGAATACGTTGGGCGGCCCGGCCATTGTGCCGACTAAAGATAACAGCGCGTGGCAATTGAGCAAAGCCGCAATTGCGGCTTTGCCCACTGCCAGTAAGGGCAAGGGCAAGAAAAGCAAATAGGGGGGGGGCAATTTATTCGTTAGCTATGAATTAAGGCCATAACTTCACTTCACGCAAGCCTAGTCGAGATTCGACTAGGCTTTTTTTATGCGCGACCACGTATTACATGACGAAATATCTATACATGTTGACATATGGGCTTTCGACTTATTTACATAAAAAAATCTAGGAACAAAAAAGTTCTAACCATAAAAAAATCTAGGAACAAAAAAGTTCTAACCATAAAAAAATCTAGGAACTACCTGCCAAGGAACAAAAAAGTGAGACCCAAAAAAATTTTACCGAACAAAAAATGAAAAACAAACCACAAAAAAAGGCGGGCCGTCAAGACCCGCCTCGCAAGACCTAGAGTTATTTCGCACTCCTTATACCCTTTAAGATTGTAAGGGTTTGATTTGAATGAACATTTCTTTCGGAGCAGAATCAAAATACTTGAACAGGGTAGGACACAACCAGCCCTCAATATCAAAATCTGAGGAATAATAGACATTGCCACCGCCTTCTTCCCGTCGCCACTGTACTTTGAATTGATGGCCAGGAAAAGGAATTTGAGCGAATAGAATCGTGACGCCCTGATCTGCATTTGGGATATTCTCCACCATTCGGTCGATGATCCGATCGGCCCCGGCGACGAACGCCTCGCGAAGCAAACCTACTCGATCATCGTCAAATACCCAAGTGCCGTAATACTTATACGGATGAATCACGAGGATTGAGTTACTGTTCACGGTTGTCTTCTCCTACTAGGTTAAGGGTGACTTTCAATCTCGACTTGCACGGTAAGGTGTATTGTCGATGATTTCAAAAAACTGCACCTTGAATAAATAATTTGTCTGCCATTGTTATTGACCAAGTGTTCAAGAATTATCTTCATTCGGCCTCTGTCATGTATCGGCGAATTGACTCTGGAGCGAATTTGTAATTCCTGCCGTTAGTCACAGACTTGGCAAGAATCGGATATTTTCTTGATCGCGGTCTGCAACCTACGATAACGTATTTCGCACCGTCAAAACTTGTGAACTCTTGATTGAGCCACTTCGGATTAAGACCGAAAAGTTTGGCGTGAGAGGTAAAGTTGTTGGCTTCTCGTGAAGCAACTTTACCCTTTCTGATAACTGAGGCAGTCAGTTTGACGGTTGCATTTTCTGGATAGAAGCTGATTCTACCTACTTCTAAGTGAATGCCTAGCGGAATGGCCACTTCACTCAGGACTTCTTCGATTCGGTCTCGGAGAAGTCGGCAAGCTGAACGGTCAAATGTTTCAATCTTCATGGCAAAAGTCCTTTCTAGGGTTTAGTGAGTGTCTCTTTCCGGATCAGCGTCCGGATCTTGACCGTCTCATTTACAAACCTTCTTCATCGTCATCGTCACGGTCAAATGATGATGCCAATTCATCATCGTCGTCAGACTCCTCCAAATTGCTCGGTATTTCACCATCTTCTAAATCATTGTCTTCCACTCCTTCATCAAATTTGTAAATGAGACGGTCAAGATCGAGACCTTTGTTGTTGAAGCATAGCATAATCGGATCATGAGATGACATAACACAGCGTTCGATTCGATCTTCAACCATCTGAGCCAACGCCAGTAGTTGAAATGCCTTGACTTCAACAAGGAAAGATCGCAACAACCCTTCTCTCATCATACATTTACTCCTTTTTATGTCTTGATATGCTCATCTATTGAGCGCATCAAACGTAGTTTATTGAAATGAGTGGTGCAGTCTACACTTTTTTGGCCTTTTTTATGGTAAAATTCGATATTTTCATACTTTTCTCATTTGAGACACGGGTTAGCAAAAAATATAAGGTTATCAAAATCTCATAAATACGGAATTTTTGCGGACGATTGACTATCTAGCGGAACTTTTGTATCATTCTCCGCATGTGAACCGCCCTATAGTTGGGCGATGCGACAATTGCCCCAATCCTGATAAAGGAGTTTGTGCTATGCCAAACCAAATTGATCGAAAACACTCCCCGTGGAAGAGTTTTGTTTGGGGTCTGGCGACCGTTACGGTCGGTGCCGAAGCCTCTGACACCATCACTGTGACGGTGCAACTGAAAAATGATCGCGGTGCAAACATCGCGCAAGCCGTTCACTTGGAAGGCTATCTAAGTGACGATTCTATTGGGGCTTCACTGGCGGCATCTGCCCCAACTGGCGGTTGGGCACAAGTCAGCGGCACGCTGGAGACAATCACGACCAACAAACGGGCACGATTTAGGTGTACTGCCGCTGGTGTGTTTAGCTTCACGATTTCAGAGTCGAGCGCCAAGACGTTCTATTTCGTGCTGGAATGTCCCGACGGCTCCAACATTACCACTCCAATCACCTTTGTGTAAACGAGTATGACGGTCTTCCTGCCGTTGGTAGGGTATGGCCTTCCCTCGTAAGCTAGGTAATCGGTATGGCGAAGCCGGTCTTGGGCCGACGGCAGGATTTTCTAAGGTGTTCGTATGTCAAGCAAAAATGGTAAAGTGAGCAATAATGGGGTAGTAAAGGCGGCGGGACCGCTTTCTACCCCTTCTCGTGTCTCACAAATCTTTTCTGCGAACCAATTCATTCAGAATTTGGAACTTCTTCGTGGTCAATTCGCTCGAATGCTTGACGGCACAGGTCGCAATCTCAATGCCGATTGTAAATACCCCGATAGCCCTGATATTCGCACTTATCAGGAATTGTATGATCGTGAAGGTATCGCCACTCGGGTTGTCAGTGTCTACCCTGATGAATGTTGGTCTTTGTATCCAGAATTAGTCGAAAGTGAAGATTCAAAGACCAGTCCGTTTGAACAGGCCTGGGAAGATTTGGTCTTTCAGATCAACCCATGGCATTATCTTCATCGAATCGACGAATTGAGTGGCATAGGTCAATTCGGTATCGTTCTCATGGGCTTCGACGATGGCCGTCCTTTAGATCAGCCCGTGCCGGGCATCAATGAACGAAATGAACAAGTCAGATCACGGACAGGGGCATTACCTGAGCGCAAATTGCTATGGCTGAGAACGTTCAGTGAAGTCAATGTGCAAATTGGCGCATACGTTGAGGATGTGACAAATCCAAGATATGGCCAACCCTTGTGGTATAATATCAATTTTGTTGATCCTAGAAATATGGGCAGCCAGAACGTTCAGACCTCTCTTATGCCTGCCCGGGTGCATTGGTCTCGGATTCAGCATATTGCCGATAACCGCAAATCAAGTGAAATTCTAGGTACGCCTAGGCTGCAAACGGTGTTGAATCGCTGTCTCGATTTGCGCAAGACTTATGGAGGTTCTGCTGAAATGTTATGGAAGGGAGGTTTCCCCGGAATGGGGTTTGAAACGCTCCCCGATCTTGTCGGTGAAGGTGACATTGACGAAGATACAATCAAACAACAAATGGATGATTACTCAAATCATCTAAAACGGTTTCTTGCTGTGACAGGCGTTAAGATCGTCCCGTTGAATCCGAATGTCGCCAATCCAGAAAAACATGTCAATGTTCAATTGGAGGCCATTTGCACTTCTATAGGAGTGCCGCTTCGTATATTCCGAGGCTCAGAAGCTGGTCATTTGGCTTCAACGCAGGATTCTTCAACTTGGAATCGTCGATTATCACGTCGCCAACAAATGTACATCAATCCGATGATTATATATCCATTTGTTGATCGACTGATTAAAGTCGGTGTTCTGCCACCGGCAAAGCGATACATCGCCAATTGGTCAGATTTGAACGCTATGGCCGATAAGGACAAAGCGGATGTGGGCATGAAACGGGCACAGGCGATCTTGCAATATGTCACTTCAGGTTCGGAAGAATTGGTTCCGAACCTTGAGTTCCTTATGGATGTGTTGTCGATCCCACAGGATCGAGCGGAAGCAATTTTGGCCGCGCGTGATGCGCAGGCGAAACGACGGACTGATAAAGTCTGGAAGAAGAAAGATCAACCGAAAGGGCCGGCTTCAAGTAAGCAAGGAACGAAACGTCCTGCTCGCAACGGTCTTGCAAAATAAGGAGAAAATGGAATGAGTGCTTCTGATGTTCCTGATTATAAGAAAGGTTCCGCTCAGACCATTAAACAGGGCGAAGTCATTTCGGCAAGCACTGTAACGATAAGTCCTCCTTATGATCGGATTTATTGTTCGACAGACTGCACGATGACTTTCAGGTTTATCAATAATCCTGATTATGGAGCCACCACAGTTACTATGAATCTTCCGGCCGGTTCTGAAAAAGCATGGTTGATAGATCAAGTGACGGCATTAACCGGAACTGCTCACGGTTTGAGGTTAAATTGAGATGCCAATTACAGACGAATTAGGTTTAGGACTTGGATCAGGATGTTACTTTAACAAGAGTGCAGCTACCACCGTCCACCGCACGTTATTTACCGGTGGGGCAAATGGTACATTCAATTTTACGGCAGGATCAACGGCTAGGAAGATCATTTGTATTGGTCCTGGCGGTAATGGTGCTGGCGATGCTGGAGGTGGCGGGGGTGGCGGCGGTGGTGCGTTGTCGATCACGACGACGGGTTTGGCGAGCGATGGACCATACGATTATAATGTCGGAACAAAAGGGTCGGGAATAGAATCTTACGTTACTAAAGTAGTCGATATTTGCTTAGCTGCGGCAGGCTCAAATGGTTCCGGCACATCAAACGGCGATGGTGGTAACGCAGGAAGCGGAATAGGCGACATCAAACACAGCGGCGGTTTCGGTGGTCCGGGCAGCGGCGGCGGATTCACCGGCGGCGGCGGTGGGGCGGCAGGACAAACGGGAGATGGCGGCGACGGAGGGCCGGGGCAGATTAGTAGTCACGGCGCAGGAGGGTCGGCAGGAACTGGCGGAACTGACTCTGGGTCTGGCGGAGGCGGGGACGGTGCCCCCGGTTCCGATTACGGTGGCGGCGGTGCTGGCGGAACCTTTGTCGGCGGCCAAGCCGGCGAAGGTCTTATTGTGTTCGAGGAAACCTACTAGGAGTCTAACTGATGAAGTGTACGCGAAAAGTGCCTCTGGATTGCATCCAGTGGGATGGTAGTTTTGAAGTCGGGCAACAGATTGTAGAACTGATGGGGCAAGTTGGACAGTCAACTCTTCCAAACCCGTTCACAGTCGGCAAGCACGACATGGTTTCTGGCGACTGGGTCGTGAAGGAAAACGAGTCGGTCGATGGGTACTCTAATGGCGACTTCACTGATTTGTTTATGGTCATTTTTTGATTTGTTCTCAGCCATGTCTAGGAACATAGTCTCTATCATAGTCTCTATAAGGAAAGGTCAACTTATGTTAATGGACCATCATGAAAGATTTCAATGCAAAACAAACGCCGAATGGAGTACATCTATGATCTGGTATATCTTTCATTTCTTCGGAGGGGCAGGATTAGGAATAAGCTCCTATTACGCTATTCCGATTTTATATATTAGTCTGATGGCTTTTTTCAGTCAAGTTCCTTTTCCAGATTGGAATTTACGGGATATAGGATCTGTAGGAGGATTCGTTGTTTTTGCTTCTTTCATGTCTTGGTTGCATATAAGGACAACTGATAAGTTTGATAGGGAGCGTGAGGCAGCTAATCGCCGAGAATTGAATTTTCAAAGGATCATCATGAACATGATTGAAAAAGGATATGATCCGCCAAGTTCTATTGATCCTGACGCACCGAAAGTGAGATTAACATGAACAAAAATCAACTCCTGCAACTTGTAGCATACCTTGTTGCAATTCTAGGCATCACAGCCATAGGTGTGGGGGCGTTGGCTTACCTAGAAAATCATCGTCCTGGCGGTGAATGGAATAGCAACGTCACTTACGCAGTTATCGGTATTGTGACTCCGACTCTTACAGTGTTGATTGGGATTATCAAAAGCATCGGAAATGGTAAAGCTATTGAAGATGCTAAAAATGAGGTCAAATCTCATATTGATAATATAACCAAGGGGACGTAACGTGTTCAAGCGAATCAGTAAATGGTGTCAAGAATGGCATTACTACTGGTCTACAAATCGTCAACTACTTCGCCTATTACTAAGAAGGATGGATAGAATTATGGCAACACAGGCGGAACTCGCGACGGAACTACAAGCTGTCGCAAACCAACTAACCAAAATTGGCAGTGAAACTTCAACGCTGTTGCAAAAAATCACTGACCTTGAAGCGATCATTGCCAATGGTCCTACAGCATCGCAAGAGCTGATTGACGCCGTGGCAGCGGTCAAGGCACAAGCGGCCATCGTGGACAATCTCGTGCCCGATGCCCCTCCGACTCCGTGATGAACCATTAAACCCTTAAAAAGGAGAAAGAAAATGAAAAGGCCATTTCGCTTTTCTTTGGTCCTGATGCTTTTGGCATCGTTTACCCTGTCTACGTTCGCGTATGCCGACAGTCCCGTAACTAATAAGGCCTCAACGCCTAATTCAACTTTGAAGTCGGGAGAACATGAATTAAACGCGATTAAGCCAATAGGTATCGCCCCTTTGCGATTTCTCGGGGCAGCCGATCCCAAGACCAGCACGAAAACAGCCCCAACCAAAGTGGCAAAGGGTCAAAAATATGTTGTTTTCTGGGATGCTCAATTGGTGGTTGATTGGTTTGCAACAGACGGAGGAGACCTTGAACTTAAGGAATTCAAGGGTCCTCGTGCCTATTCGGCACACAACACGATTACAGGACAACAGCCTGATGCGGATAATGACGACATTATCACCATCAAATCAGAATATATCTATGAAATCAAGTCAAAAACCAATGGCATGGTTTTTCTTGAAGTGTTCCCGGCGTTAGGGAGGGCTGTCAAGGACGGAAACAACGCTCCCCTAACGCGCGGGGATATCGTTCGTAGAATGTTGGAAGTGAATGCAGACTCACCTCCAGCCCCTTCTCCAGATGATCCTCCGATTGACGATCAAGACCCTGAGGTACGATCATTAACTAAATTGGTTCGACAGGCTTACGTCAATGACAAAACTACTGATAAGGGCAATTGTGTCAAGGAATTGGCGTCACTGTATAGAACCTTGGCTAAAAAGTTGTCTGCCAATGACCCATCACTAGCCAAAATCACCACATTTGTTCAATATGGAGAAATGTTGAAAACTGCCAGGGAGAGTCTCATTGAGAACAAAATCCCGGATGTTCGAGAAGTCATTGGTGAGTTCTTTGACAAAAAGCTGGTAGTTTCACCGGAAGGCAAGTTTGATGCTGCCGCTAGGACGAAAACTGCCGGGGTTCTAACACAAGCCGCTAAGGCTTTGGAGGCCATACGCTAATGTCATCACTATTTTCTTACCCAACAGGTTCGATTCGACCAGAAGATCGAACACCGGAACAGCAAGATGCCCATGCAAAAGCTGTATCTAAGCGAGTATCATTTGGTCTTCTTTTCAAAGAAATTCCAGTAGGCACAAAAATCATACTTACTGATTTTTGGAAAGATCCGGAAGTAATTGCAGATGTCGGATTTGAGTTTACTCGATTCCATCAACTTACTGGCTCCTGTGTCGGTGCTAGTACCGGAAATGCTATATTCACTTTGGCGGCAGTTCAGCGTAACCTTAGTGAAGGGGCAACAAAAGCATTTTTGCCATGGTGGCCATACGATTATGGAAGATGCCGATATAAAGAAGGTGATCGAGGGCAGGGTGAAGGTGCGGTTGACTCTGTAATGGGTGAAGTGCTTAAAGAAGGTGTGCTGCCGTATGATCCGGCAACAATGCCCGCCTTCAAGACTGATGATGGTTTCTATCTGACTGAGAAAATTGAATTGCAATGGAGTGACGGTGCGAAAATTCCTTCTAATCTAATTGAAACGGCTAAGAAATTCCCTGTAGGCGCAGTTGCAACTGCGGAAGATCCGCAGACGATTGCCACAGGAATTGTAAATGGATTTCCGTGCTTGAATGGTTGCAGCATGTTCATTCAAGCTGGCAAGATTAAAGGGAGCGGAAAAGATGCCTACGTAGTAGGTCGATATGATGGCAGAGGTGGGCATTCGACTTGCTTCTTAGGTGTGTGGCATCATCCGAATGATGGGTTGCTTTTCTTATACTCGAACCAATGGCCAGGACAGACCTATCCAAAAGATCCTGCTGGAGGCGGTCCGTGTTGCGTATGGACTCCTGAAAGTGAAGTTTTGAAAGGGTTTCGTAATTATGGGATGGGCAACGGTGAATGTATGTTGTTGTCTCACTTGAATTATTTCCCAGCCCAGCCAGAACTCATGGAGTGGAAAAAATATGTCTAAAAATCCTTATAATCCGATGACTGCTTTAAGGATGTTGCGAAGCATAGCCAAAAAGATTGAAAAGAAAATAATGACGGGCGATGAAATTACAGAAAAAGAATTTGAGGAGTTGATGGGAACGGTCATGATAGCCAATTCGGTAAAAGGAATAGACGATCAGCCTCCGCCGCCTTATCCGTTCGCTGATTTAACTTAAAGGTGATTTATGGTAAGTTCTGCTGCGGTTGCATTGGCGATTGCTTTGGCAACTCAACCGGTCGATAACCGACGGGCGGAGTCTGCGATCAATCAAGCCCTAAAGGAGATCAAATATGATCTGCCAATTGCCAAGCCTACCAGACCTGCCGTTAAGACCGTACTTCGAGCAGGTGAACACAGCCATAAGTGTGCCAATTGCGGAACACTATGGGTTCACACCGATTCTTCTCGAAATAACGTCAGAGACCATCTATGCCCAAACTGTGGAGTTCTGCAATGGGATGTTTTCGAGAAGGGACCGGCACTACCAGTAATGCCAGTCTATCAAAGAAATTGTCCTACCTGACCACCTAAAGTAAATAGATCGTAGTGTACGATCTTCGTTCTGGTCGCCCTTAAAAGGAGGAAGCTATGTTAAGGTCTGTTATTGTCGCTGTGTTGTGTCTTTTGCCTTCGGTGGCTCAAGCGCAGCTCTTTGCTCCGAGATTCGATGCGGCGGGGAATCAAGTAGGTCTTCGTGGCCGACTTGGCGGGACTCATGTGGCAGCGTTCGCCGGAGGCTGCACTTCGTCTCAGGCATCGGCACAACATATATACCATCATGTTGTGCAGGAACAGCATGTGGTCCATCAGTACAAGTTAAATGGCTGTAATGGTGGGACTGCTAATGCTGCTTACTATAGCCGCGGAGGTTGTACTTCGTCTCAAGCCGGCGGATATTACAATCCCGGAACCAGTAGAGGGGTAGTTAATTATGCTCCGCCGATGTATAAGTCGCCTCCTGTTGTTGCTCCAGTGACGCCAGAAGTAAAATCTGGAAGTGGGAAGTCTACTACATTCACGGGCAGTGTAGGTAAGCAAATTGTCCTGCGTCGTGAATGGAGTTCTCAAGAATGGATAACGTTAATTTAACACCACTTGAAAATAATTTGTTTGAGGTGTTACAGCTTTTGTGGACACGTACTAAACCTGTGATGAATTCATTGGAGGGTGGTCCTCCAATGACGAACGAAGAAGGAATGGCCTTATCGCTTGCTTTCGCTATGGCAGAACAAGCCATCTGGTCGGTGAAAAGGAGAAAAAATGTCAACCTCAGTTGAACAATTCAAATTGATGACCCCTGAACAAGCGGCCCAGCAATTTGTGACGGATCACACTGGCGGCAAATCAATGGCGTCAGTGAATTTACCGCAGATCATTTCAATCTTGACTTCGGTATTTTCTGGTTTGAAGGGGCTTAACATCCCCCTAGACAAGATTGTGCCATTCATCAAAGATTTGACCACTGACATCTTTGCCGGAAATTGGGCAAAAGTGGTTCAAGATGTATTGATGTTTATTGCGTTATGGATGTCACCTACAGGACCTGTAGTGAATCCAAATGCTCCGAAACTCCCGTGATGCGGGGGTCCTCAAGGGTTGCCCACTGGTAGTTTAACCGCTACCAGTGGGTTTTATCAAGGAGATAAAATGTTCGATTCGATGCTTGATAAGCAAAAGGTAAGGATGATTCGTGATACGTTCACGGTAGAACATGCTTTGACTGCAATTGAGAACGCGCTCGACAAATGCGATCAGTCTGGTATTCCTCTCGTCACTGAAATAGACGACATATTCAAAGGTCGAGAGCAATGGTGTGCAGAACTGGTTAATACATTCATTCTCAACTACCTACTTGGCACGTCCGATAAGCCGCAAGTATGTACGGCAACTGGCGCAGGAGATGAAAAAGAGGACATTCGACCGCTCATGCGGGCGAGGTTCAAAGCACACGCTCGAATGGAATGTCGTAAGAAACACCCGAAATGGACACGGGCACAAATCCGCGATCATGTTGATACAGAAGTAACGGACGAAAGAATTATTGCCGCCATTGAACAGCACGCGCGACAAGCCGGATCATTTGCAGTCGGTGCTATCAGTGATTGGTGGCAATGGCTCAAAGACAATTGGAATTGGCAGGTATTCTTTTCGATTCTAGGAATCTTGTTGATGTTCATTTAATAGGAGGGATGAAGCTATGAAGAAGGTAATTCTGTTTGTGGCGATCTTGTTTGCATCGGCTGCCCAAGCTGTTGCAAATGACTGCGGTTGTTGTTGCTGTAAGGTAATTGTGTGCCCACAATACAAATACCGATGTAACGTACCTGTAGTAAAGCCAATCATCGTCAATGTGTGCGGTAGACCGGAATGTCCGTGCGGACCGACATGCTCTTGCGTTCATGCAGGCGGTTGCTGTTGCGGCAAGGATGAATTGAAACATCCTATTTTTCTTAGGCCAATTCGTATTATTGTCTGTTATCCTAAGTAACAGAGGATTGACAGTATATGCGGATTTAGTTTATACTGCTCCGCAGTATAAGGTGGAGGTTAATACACATGACTCAAATGGTGGCTAATTTAGGTTCTCGACAAGAACGAGTTGTCTGCAACATTGCAGGAACTGTTCGCAGCGAAGTGCTGCAAGGTCGAGAATACCTTGTTGCTCCTATTGCAATGATGGCTGAGGGTATTTGGGAAGGTTCAGACGGTCCGATTTTTTATTCTGAACCTGATTTGATCGAAGCATTGCCTAGTTGGAACAATCGACCACTTGTGGTGTATCATCCTCAATCGGAAGGTGTTCCTTCTTCTGCCGCTGACCCAGTTGTCATTGATAAGCAAGAAGTTGGTCGAGTCTTGAATGCACACTGGAAAGATGGCAAGCAGCGATCTGAAGGTTGGTTCGATGTTGAACTCACCAAAAAGGTTGATCCGAGAGTTTATGACGCTTTGATGAGCAACAAAGGAATGGAAGTCAGCACTGGCCTATTTATGAAATTGGAAAGGGCTGAAGGAACATTCAACAGCACCAAGTATAATCGGAAAGGTGTTTCTCATCGACCTGACCATCTTGCCATTCTGCCCGATCAGATTGGTGCATTCTCAATGAAAGATGGAGGCGGTATTTTCGCCAATCGTAAAGCGGTTGGCAATAAGATGGTTAAGAATGAAATGTCCTTCTGTGACATTTCATGTGACTTGATGGAAGAACTTTCGTCAAGTTACGGAGAGCCTGGTAAAGCCTGGATGGGTTGGATTGATGAAGTCTATGACGGTTACGTCATATTCTACATGAAGGGTGAGTTATACATGCAGGAGTATTCAGTAGACGGTGAAGAGGTTTCTTTGAAGGGGAAAGCCGTTCAGGTTGAACGGAAAATTTCTTATGTCACAGCCGACGGGCAGAGTGTTGGTAACTCCCGCGGCATCACTACTGCCAATGAAAGGAATACCAACATGGAAAAGAAAGCGAAGATTGATAAACTGATTGCGAATGGTTGGAGTGAAGGGGAGCGAACGTTCCTCGAACAATTGGAGGACAAGCGGCTAGACGAATTGGTCGCCAATGCGACTACTCCTGCTCCAGAACCGACTCCTGCTCCGACGCCCGTTGTGACCCCGACAGTTGTGAATAACACAACGACACCGGCCCCTGCCGTTGTTTCTCCCGAGACGCCAGAACAATATCTGGCAAAGATGCCTGTCGCTCTTCGGAGCGTGTTTAATCAAGGGATGGCGGCTTTGAAGCAAGAAGGTGAGCGTTGTATTGCAATTGTTCTTGCCAATGAACGAAATAAGTTCACCAAAGAACAACTGGAGTCGATGGCTCAGTCGGATCTATCTCAACTTCAAAACCTTGCAGCTTTGGCCGCTCCGGTTGCCAATTCAATGGAGGTTTCGTCTTTCCCGTTTGTCAACTTTTCAGGCGCGCAAGGAGCACCTACTCCTGTGGCTCCTACCGTAAATGTCAAACCGTTGATTATGCCTTCGTTGATTGAAACGAAGAAAGTCTAACCTCCCACTAAAACCAAAAGAAAGAAGGAGAATTTGTAATGAGTGTGAACAATACAGTCTTGCAAGGAGGCCGTGGCTGGTATTCCGAACATACTGCTAACGGAGCCAGCAAGCCAGGTCATTTGCTGCAACGGGATAGCAACAATAAGGTCAAAAAGCACGCCACATATGGCGGTGAAGCGGAACGCCTCTTTGCCAAGGAAGATGCGCTTCAAAGCAAAACCGTAACTGATGCGTATGCTGATGGTGACACTGTGTTTGATTACAGTGCTGCTCCAGGTGAACGCATTCAGGCAAGGCTGCCTGCACTTGCGGCGGCAGTCGTCATTGGAGACAAATTGATCTCTAATGGTGACGGTTGTCTTGTCAAGAAGGTGGCAATCGGTAATAACCAATTATACGGTGCGACAGCAGCTTCCGGTGCCGTCAGCAACACCACTGTGACTACGAACTTTGATAATAGTTCTTACACTATTCCTGCAAATACTTTGCAGGTTGGTGATGTAATTACTATCAAAGGTCAAGGTATCGCAACAGCTACTAACTCAACTGATACATTGAGTGTAGGTGTGAAGATTGGTTCTACTGCATTGTTTGCCCCAACTGGTGTTGACGTAGCAAATAACGATATTTTCGCATTTGAGGTCAACATTCAGATTCGGTCAATCGGTGCTTCTGGAACTTTTGTTGCCGATGCAATGTGTAGTATTGGTGCTGCTGGTACCGGTACTGTTCGCAGTTACTTGACTGCATCTACTACTATTGATACTACCGCTGCTCAAACTATTGCAGCGACCGGTACTTGGTCTGTGGCAAATGCAGGTAATTCTTGTCGATTGGATCTATTTGAGATCGCCAAAGATTCCGCTGCTAGTGGCACTGTTTTGGCGATTGCTCATGAAGCAATTGACAATTCAGCTGGTAGTTCAGAAGCATTCTGCGCTGTAACGGTTCTGTAACCAAAGTCTTCCTGAGCCACTGGCTACAGGACTAATACAAACACACGAAAGGAAAATTTGAGATGGAACCGAATTACTTTATGAACGGAAGCGCACATGGACAAACCGCTGGCGGCCTTTTGGCTGCGAATGGTGATCCTCGTGTATTCCGACCGTTCATTGCCGAAGATGGCAATACATATCGAATGACGACTAACCATAAAGGTGAAGAAGTCCCGATGCGTATTGCCACTCATAACAACAACGGTCTTGTCAACAATGCAGAAACCTTGCTCTATCGTGAGTGGGTGATGCTTGATGAGGTTGTGCTTCGCGTCCAACGTGCGCGATTGCGTGTGGTTCAGGATATTATGGGTGTGCCTGGTTGTGCGTACAATCTGCCAAATGGTATGGCACACACTGTTATTCAGCACCAAACACAATCAGATACGAGCGGTGCGATCAAGTCTATGGATCCTCGCCGACGGAGCGACGTGGATCGACCAGTCTACGATTTGACTGGTATTCCGCTGCCGTTGACCTTTAAAGATGTGTCAATCGGTATTCGTGATCTGCTGGTCTCTCGTAATGGTTCGATGCCGCTTGATACTGCAAGTATTGAGCAAGCCACTCGTCACGTTGCGGAAAGCATTGAACAAGATGTGCTTGGTGTTGCTACGCAATACTCTTATGCAGGTGCTACTGCATATGGCATCGCCAACTTCCCAAGTCGTTTGACGAAAGTTCTGACTGCTCCTACAGCGGCAGGCTGGACTCCGACAATCTTGGTCAATGAAATCTTGGCGATGAAGCAACAGTTGTTCCTTGCCTTCCGACGTGGGCCGTATATGCTCTATACAGCTCCGGCGTGGGATCCGTACTTGGATGATGATTATAGCGCCGCGAAGGGTAGTAATACTGTTCGTGAGCGGATTTTGCAGATCAGCGGAATCACCGATGTTCGGACCGCGGATTACTTGACTGGCAATACTATTCTGATGGTTCAGATCACGCCTGACGTGATTCAGATTATCAATGGTATGCAGATTCAAGTGATTCGTTGGGATGCCGATCCGTTTGAACAGAAAATGAAAATCATCGGTATGATGGTTCCGCGAATCCGCAAAGACTACAACAACAGCACTGGTATTTGTCACGGGTCGTGATGAATATGGATCGCCCTTTCTCTTTTTCTCGAAAGGTTTAACATGGCCAAATTTCGCGTACTGAATCCTTCTCACACACAACCAAGTGATGATCCAAAAAAGCCTCTGCATTACAAATGCGGAGACATTGTGGAATCTGACATTGACTTGTGTGAGAGATTTCCAAACTGCTTTACCAAAGTAGGTAAGTTTGTCGAAGATGGCGACGACGAATCACCGCCTAAAAAGACGGTAGCAGTTTCAACTTCTTCATCCAAGGCTGCCCCTAGTCAAGATGATTCCGGGGAATCGCAAGAGGAGGAGGTGATCGGAAACCAAGTCAGCGATTTGAAGGAACAGATCAAAGATTTGGGGAGTGACGTAACCTCAGCTTTCCCTTTGGCAAAGGAAGCTAAGGTTTCAATCTTTAAGAAAGGCAATGAGTTTTATGCTTACGCACCTAACTCTACTACGCCTCTTAATAAGGGTCAAGGGTTCGCTAACAAAGGTAAGGTTAACTCTTGGCTTGCCAGCCAGGTGTAATCTGTGCTCCGTGTAGGAGGGTCTCATGGCAGTCTTGGATCTAACGAAGTTAGCACAACAAATAGACCTTCTTCAAGATAGGTTGATTGAAGTGTTGACTGATCCGGCACCTTCCTACACGGAGAAGGGTCGTACATTCAAAACCAATGAATACATTGAAACATTGGAAGGCGCATTGACTCGATTGGTTAAGTTGTACAATCAGAACAATACCGATAAGTCGAGTGTTGTCAAGATTCGATATATCGGTAAGACTGATCCTGATGTGACTATTTTGGGTGACCCTCTATTTTTGCTCAATGAATAATCATGCCACAATATAAACTCAATCACCAGAAGTGGCTGCAAGGACGTGAATCTGTCACGGTGATAAATCCTGCCGGACAAAGACGTGTTTGTCCTTACGCAGTAAGATATCCGTTGACTATTGATGAAGTCGGTAGATCAACAGGTGTTTATCTCGGTGATGGCAATTCCTGGACATTCAGTGAAGATGATATCGGTGCAAATGGCATCTACTCAAGATGGGTGATTGAAGATGCTTATGGCATTCGACATAATGTGTTGACCTCTGGCCATTCAACTGTCGCCAGTTTTTGGGAAGCAACGACGATCAACTTAGTGATTGTTTTCAATTTGCGTGATAAGATTGAGATATGGAAGCCAATATCAACAAGCGACGAATACGGTAGAACGATTAAAACATATGAAAAGGTTGTTTCAAATCTTTCCTGTCGTATTCAACCTTCAGATCGTGATTCGACTACTGATTTAGGCATCCCTCAACTTGACAATGGGTATGAGATTTTTTGTGAGAACCTCCCAGTCAGAGTTGAACTTGACTACCAAGTGAGAGTCATTTCGATGTACTCTGACAATAAGAGGGTAGATTTGAGCGGAAGGATTCTTGAGTTGTCAATGGTCAAGGACACTGATGCCCTAGACGCCTTGCCTACTTTAATGGCTGAGGACAATGGGGCACGATGGGACGGTTAAGATGACGTTTACCATAAAAGATCAGACCTTCAAATTCAAAGAGAAGATGAAAAGGATCGCCGCCAACGCTGTCCTTGAGTGCGCTGTTATGACAGTAGAACAGGCGCACGATGACTACTCCAGAAAGTTGTGGCCACCTTCTTCAAGAAGAAATCAATATCCGGCTATGAGAAGCGGTGATTTGACGAACACATTTTGGTACTCTCCTACTACAATAGGCGGTGTTGCAGCTAAAGGGAGTTGCACTGTAGGCTACGGAAAGAAATATGGCATCTATCTTGTGCGAAAAGGTAGAAGGGGCTTGCTTGACGTTATTAGCAAGTTGAAACCAAAATTCAATTCAATCTTCAAGAGGAATAAGTAATGCCAGTGACATGGACGATCAAGGCTAAAGGCGAAGGATATTCCGTCAGAACAATTGATGGAGAAATACATCGAAGCTGGCTTGACGCTGTTTCGCAGTATTTTCGTGAAGAAGGGATGATGGGACACATACTCGACTTTGAATATGAGGTTGAGATTGATAAATGTGCTACTCCTTCTTTTTCTGAATCTCAATTACCTCCGCCTCTGCCAGTGCTCCGCAAAGATGATTATGTTCCTGAATCGGAGTGAATTAAATGAATTCTCCCGACACGCCTTTTTTAGATACACAAAAGGGCTTTGTAAAACTTTGGCGACGGACTGGCCTGCATCTTGTTGCGCCATTGACATTTGACGAACCAAATCAGACTACAGTGCCGCCCTACGCTGCAGGAGTTGTAAGAAGAAATGGTCAGATTCGATCAAACTGCGGAGAGACTATTCAACTGTTAATTCGGGTTGATATTCGTCTACCCATGGGGTCTCGACTGCGAGAAACAGTTGAAAGAGCATTGGGTATGATTGTCAGACAGGAAAGAGAATACAAACTAACCGGGGCAGTCTTGCTTCGTAATTCCGACGCATCTGTAGACCGAGATACAAGCCGCTTCGGAGGTGTGGGCGTTGAACTTCAACCTTACACTTGGGAAATGTGGCGATGGTCTGATAACTAGGAGATAATAATGGCAGTTCCGACTATTGCGGCTGTGCTAGAAATCAACTACGAAGTGACCTCAGATTATAGCAATGATGGGGTCAGTGAGCAACAGGACATTCTTAAAACGGCTACAAAGAATTTTCCGAAGTTGCTGATTACCGGTGATGATACCATTTCCAGTGCTACTGGTAAATTGAAATGGCAATGTCATGGTGATAATACAATTGGGGCAGGTGCGACATTGACAATTGATTTTACAACTCAAACAGATCGCTTGACCGGAACTGTCATAGGAGCAGGCGGTAAAGTATTATTTGGTTGTGTGGCTTTGCAGTCGCCAGATGGAACCAAAAAGATCAGAGTCGGTCCTAATAATGATGCGGCAGCCGTGACATTCGGTATGTCACCGGTCTCGGCGTATCAAGATCGTACAGTGGATTTTACTTATGATGAACCGTACACAGGTTCATCTGGAGATAAAATCTTAATCAAAAATCCAGGCGGATCGACTATAGATGTATCTTGGTCGTTTGCTGGAGGGTAACTTTTGCAACTTCTAAAGGAGAGATGAAATGCCGAATACAGTATCAGGTGCAGAGGGCAAGGCTGTTGTCGGAACTGGTGGCAGTACAATCGCTTTGTGCTGCGGGACCTGGACTTTGGAGAGTTCAGCCAATTTGAAAGAAGATACAAGCGCATGTACAGCCGGACATGAACATCGCGCTTCAGTGAAAAAGGGTGAAAAACTGACGATTGACATTTTTGTTTCGTCAGCTCACCAACCAGAAGAAGATACAATTATTCCTGGCAATGAAGTCACTATGAGTTTACGTGTAGGCACACTCAAAGCCTACAACAGTTGGTTGTTCATCATTGATTCAGTCTCACTGAAAGGTTGCGATGCTGATGGTCTTGTAACCTATAGTGCTGTCATGTATTCACAAGCTGCAAAACCTGCATTGGCCACATGGACACTGGGTTAATTCTTAGCATTGCTTCAAGGAGACATAAATGGCGACTACATCTGGTGTTTGGGGTCAAATGGTTCGTGGCAACGATTCAACCACGACTCAATTCACCTACTGTGTTAGTCAGTGGACTTTAGAGTCGATGGCGACTTTGAAGGAGGATACCTCTTCTTGCACAAATGGACATGAGCATCGGTCTGTGGTTAAAAAAGGCCATAAGTTAACCGCAACTGTTTATGTCGGCGATGATACTCCTGGAGCAGGTATCCCAGATCAAACAGGACCTGGAAAAGCTGGAATGATTCCTGGTGATGAAATACTACTTTGGCTCAGAACTGGTGATTTACTATGGTATAATCAATGGTTGTTCATCATTGATTCAGTCTCACTGAAAGGTTGCGATGCTGATGGTCTTGTGACTTACGGCATTGTGGCCTATACTCAAGAACCTAAACCCGCACTAGACTCGTCCAATTTGGATGGTGCATAATTTTCAAAGGAGAAATAACGTATGCTAGAGGCCACTACTACCGCCAACATCCCTCAATCGGTCGGACCGATTATGATAGAGCTTGAGGGTAAGAAAGTTCTGTTGAACCAACTTGCTCCTCAAGCTCTATCAGGTCTTGTTGATTACATTTTCAAGAACAAAAAACCGCAATCTACACTTGAAACCGTTTATGAGCAAACAGCACGGTTGAAGATGCCAGAAACCTTAGCTGGAGTGATTATCACAAAAGCGATGGAACTGGATCATGAAGAACGTATGCGAGAACGTTTCTCTGAGCCTAAGTTGCCTACTTCCGCATTTTTCGACGCCGACGTTTGCGCCATGATGCTGTCCCTTGCCGCATCGGCCAATCAGCCTGATATGACACCCGAAGTCTGTAAAGGCATTGTAGACAGAATGGGACCGATTGCCGTCATTGCCACTATATCAAGGGCGCTGCCGGAGAACACCGCAAAAAAAGATACGGGTTCATCGGACTCATAATCAGATGGTCTACCATCGACTGGCCAGCCATTTGCCACCAGATTTGCAAAGCATCTGAATTCAAATGGACTCCGAAAGAACTCAATAGAACTCCTTGGCCAGAAATTGAAGCGGCCTTGGGTCAAATGGATCTGAGGATGACTCAAGATGTTGCGTTGGTGGAGAACCACGCTAAAGAGCTACGTACTCGTTACGGCAAAATCAAGCCTAGGGATTACACAAATGCCGATTACAGCCGAAGAAGTCGCTGAAGGTATTTTTCGATTTCGTGAAGAAGGTTTGTCGATCATTGACGCTGCGCTTGATCGCACTAAAGGAAAAGTAATTTCTGCAGGTGCAAGCGTCAAAGTAATGGAGGATGCGTTAAGAAGGGTCGGACCAACAGTCATTTCACAATTGATTCCTGGGTTTGAAGGAGCTGTTGCCGCCTACAAAAAAATGGGTGATGTCTCACCGCTACTAAAGGCGAAAGAAGCTGTAAATGGATTGGGTGCTGCACTCAAGGAAATCAATGCTCAATTGAAATCTGCTGGTCTTCCACAGATCATTGGCCCACCAGTAATGAATGCGGCAGGTCGTTGGATGAAGCAATTGGCTTCCGGCAAAAAAGTGTTCATGTCCGATGCCGAAGTCAAAGCAATGTCAGATCAAATAGCAAAGATATCTCCAGACATTACTTCGGCGGCAACGCCTGATATGTTGAAGTTCTATCGGAATATGGGTCTTATCCCTGCTTCGTTTATGGGCAAATCCACAAAGGTCGCAGGCAATTTAGGTTTAGGCAGTATTCTAGCTAGTGGTGAGGGTTCCACAGGGGCCACTCCGGATATGTTGGCTAGTCTAAGAGCCAAAGGTATAATTCCTGCACAACCGGACCTGTCTCCAGGAATGAAACAATTTTTTGCTAAAATGCATTTAGAGGAGATGTTTGCAAAAATAGACAAAAATAAGGAGGAAAGTGAAGAAAGTCAAGGACGAGGTTCTCGCGGAATAGGTATATTGATTGCCGCACATGGTTTGAATTCGGTCATTCGCCCAATAGGTGAAGCCGCAAAAACTCTTGTTCACATTATGGGGAATACTCTCACCGCAGCAATCAATGTTTCTGCATCGGCGGCTAGAGGTTTCTTGTCAACAATGGAAATTGGTCTGAATAAGTTAGGTGCCGGTGCAAAATTTGTAGTGACGACTTTGGGAACGGGTTTAGTCAATGCTTTGCAATTGCCGGCCAAAGCTATTCATGGTTTAGGTCAGGCATTACATGGTAGTGTTGTCGGCACTGTCACAAGAATGCTTAATATAGGTCTATTTCGAGAAATGCGGCAATTGTTCGGAAAGACTTATATCGGTGTATCACTCGACCAAGGTTCTGCTGGCAGTTTTTTAGGAAGCATGATAAATACGTTTATCTTAGGTGCTTCAAAGGGATCAGTTGAAGCATCGAACCTTCAACAATCATTGCAGAAATTGGTTGAAACTGTAGGAGGTGCTGCTGCACCGTATTTCAGGGCACTCAATACAGTCATTCAGCAGACTGTATCTTGGTATGAAAAACTTGATGATGGTGTTAAAAGATCAGTCGTTCAAGGAGGTTTGTTGACTTTGGGCTTGTCCGCTGTCATTTCGCTTCTGCCCACTTTGGCCTCAGTAATCAGCGGACTGTTGTCTCCGATCGGTTTTGCCGCCTCTATGCTGTCGGCAATTCTCAATCCCCTAGATAACATCATTGCCTTCTCAATTGATGCCGGTTTGGCTATAACCAATTTCCTATTAAAAGGTTTGATAGGCATTGTCGGTTATGCTGCCAGTGCTGCGGTTTCATTGACTCACTTGGCTGTTGTTATTGCCTCTAATGTGATCGGAGGTTTTGTCAGTCTTGTCACTACGATCATTACTGCAGGTGCGTCTTTGTTGGCATTGGCTCTTATTGGAGGCCCTCTAGCAGTTATACTTGGAGGATTATTGCTACCTGCTGCGATAGCCCTTGCGGCTGCGTTTACTGCCATATTTGTAGGACTTTCTGGTCAAATAACGGCTGTTTTCGGTGCTAATGTTTTGGGTGGGGCTGTCTCACTAATTCAATCATTAGTTTCCGGAGTCAAGTCAGCTTTTACAGGAGTCGGAGAATTGGCAGGTGCGGTGGGCAATCAACTTCCTACCGCATTTGAAAAAGTCAGGGCTTATTTGAGTTCTTGGAAGCAAGATTGGCAAGGAGCTTTCGCCAACTTGATTATCAATGGAGCTACTTTTTGGAACAAACTAATCAGTGGTGCTGAAGTGGCTATCAACACCATAAAAAATGCTTTTAGTGAAATGGGCAATTATATTATTGCTACCTTTGAAGTTATAGGTGCAAGAATTGATAAGTTTCGTAATGCTGTGCAGGAAATGCAAGATCGTCAACAAGCAAGAGCGAACCTATCTGAAAATAGGAAATGGTGGCAGTTTTTCCGTTTTCCTTCAGAGGCAGAAATAGACCAAGAAGTGCAAAAGATTCGTGACGCTAGACTCCAAAACGCAAAAGGTGGAGTAGGCGGAGGAGGATTATTAGCAAATCTGTTTGGAAATATTCCTGAAGATATTGCTAAAAATGCTGCAGGAAAAAATCCTTTATTTGGCGATAATGTAAATTTAGGTAAAGCTGCAATCGACATTGCGAAATTGACAAATGATCTAAAACCATTTATTGGAGGTTTAGCAGGAGGTGCAGCTAACGTTATTGGATGGCTAAAAGGAGTTGCAGCACCCGGCGTCATCCAAATTCTTGAAGGTTTTCAAAATGCAGGTGCAGGTGGAGGAAATAAATTCGGTAAAGATGGTACTGTGCATGTTGAAAACATTGCTGGTTTTGATACATTTGATCGGTTGCAAAAAGCGGCGATGGAACAAGAGACAGTCCTTGATGTCATCGCCAACAACGGACAAAAAGGCAACGACTTATTGACAATGCTGATTGACATAGCAAAAGGATTTATGGGTCGGCAGGTAGTTGTTCCGGGGAGATAAATGAGTTACACAATCAAATTGTTTGAAGAACGTGTTCAAGGTGAAATGGCGAGTCTCCGAGTAGATCGTCATTACTACGTTGAACCTTACACAGCAATTCCAGAAGTAATGGAATTTTTGCTAGGAGGGTATAGACTGATCGGAGGAAGGTTGATCTATATATTAGGTCATCAGCATCCTCTATTCAAACTATGCCGTTGCTCCAGTGTAAGTTCAGAATACTTTGATGTTCCGAAATATGATTCAAATGAAGTGAACATTACAGGTCTAGCTGGGCTAGATCGCATAGGGAACCCTGATAAGGGCGTTCTTATCGCCACGTACACGATGCCCAATTTGACGGAACAGCGGCAAAATAGCGACGGAGGAGATCACGAATCGCAAATGGACATTGCGTCAGAGCAATGGGAATTTGCGGGTAAATCCATTTCTAAGAAAAATGAATTCTATAGGTGGATCAAAAACGGCAAGATTAAAGACCCGAAAGGATTTGAAGTTGCGGTCACATTTCCTCAGATTACTTGTCAAGTCACTCGACATAGGTGTTTATCTATTCCTGGTCTAACAATTGGAAAATTGCAAAACACCATCAATCTGAGTGAGTTTAGAATCATCAATACGATTCTACCTGCTGAGACCGTCAAGTTTGACGGTCTGACGGCCAATCGAAAAATTACCTTAAACAAAGGTCTTCAATTTTATGAAATCACCTACAAGTTCTCGATTCAATTGACTTGGGGGAAAATTCAACCAGAAGTCGGAGATGTTTATGAAGGATTCGTAGGCTGGAATAGACAACTTAATCCAGAAACGTCAAAGTGGGAAGGACTTGTTCACGGAGCAACAAATGAACCTCATTACATTCACGATGAACTTATTTTCCCATTAGGCACAGCAAACGGTAAGCCAATTCGAGGTTTGCAGTATTTATTTCATCCTCAATCCACTTGATGATATATGGATTCACCTAAGAAAAAACTTCCGAACTTCGCTGAGAAGTCTCCTGTATTGTCATTCAGCGCACTTGACATGGTGGCTGAGGAAGCATTAGGTTGGATAGATGTTCAAGGAGGAGACGTAGAAAGAAATGGCGGTAGGACGACAATTCGATTTCCAGAAATCGAAGAACAATTCTTTGTTAAGGTGTTTCTTGAGAATCTTCCATGTGTGGCGGATCAATACGGTGATTCTGCCGCTGGATTAGGAATCGCCACTGATTCTGATTCGAGTAATGATCGAGTTGTTTACTCGTGGAAGAAAGTTCGTCCGATTGAATGTGGATTGTGGGAAGAAGTGCCGCCGCCATTTGATGTTAGCGGAGACGGCCTCTACACTCCTCTATATGAGGACAATAATGCTATTGTGCCTGACGGATCAATACAGAGAATCTCAAAACGAATTACATGGTATGATGTTCCTTCTAAAAAGTGGGTGCATGAATACAGATTTGCCGCCAGTAGCGGTCAGAGCGGCGACGGGCTGATAGTTGATTTGGTTACTTGTTCCTCTTTATTGAGTGCAGGTGACAACGCATATTCGGGGTAGCACTACTAAAAGGAGAATGGAAATGAGTAAGGGCAACACGTTTGAGGATGACTGTCTCAAATTGATCTTCAATGGGACAGCAATAGGGAACTTAGCGGATAACGCCGCTAGTTCTCCAGCAACTACGTTGACTGTGGCTTTACACACCGCAGATCCTGGTGAAGCTGGGACACAATCAACCAATGAAACTGCCTACACTGGCTATGCCCGTGTTACAGTTGCTAGAACTACAGGAGGATGGACGGTATCGTCTGGCAGTGTTTCACCGGTAGCTAATATCGACTTTGGAGAGTGTACGGCATCGCCGGGCGCGGCAATTACGCACTTTAGTGTCGGTACTGGTGTATCAAACAAACTGCTTTATTCCGGTACAGTGACTCCGAACATTACAATGGCTGTAGGTGTGGCACCTCGGCTCAAGACCACAAGCACTATTACTGAGGATTAAGCAAATGCTGTTACTTGCTTCTACCAGTGACAAAATTCAAGTAGTCACCGGTTCGTCGGCATCGGTTGAAGTTCATGCGTCCTGGGTGGATAACGCTTCTGGCACAATCACACCAGGACGAACTAACACCGCGGCCATCACAACTGCAACAACGACTGACGTTGTTGCGTCTCCTGGGGCATCTACTCAACGGAATGTTTCTCATTTAAGTATTCGCAACGATCATGCCAGTAATTCAACTACCGTTGAAGTGCTGCATACTGACGGAACGAATGTTGAATCACTTTGGAAAGGGACGTTGCTTGCTGGTGAGTTCGTTGTTATGAACGAAATTGGCGATTGGGTAGCCTATACTTCGGGGGGCACTCGCAAAGAATCTAATTTTGTCGGACCAGTTGACGTACAGACGTTCACAGCAACAGGTGCCGGCACCTGGACGAAGCCGACTTCGTTTACTCCTAAAACTGTTGTAGTAGTAATGTACGGAGGCGGAGGAGGCGGCGGTGCAGGAGCTTCACTTGCTACGGCTGTTGTGGCCAAAGGCGGTGCCGGAGGCGGCGGTGGGGCATTTAATACTCGTGTGTTCCAAGCCTCTGATTTAGGAGCAACTGAGAATTTGAATGTTGGTGTCGGCGGCACTGGAGGAACTCCTGGCGTAGCAGGCGCAGCAGGAGGTAACGGAGCTGTTGGAGGTGACAGTACGTTTGGAACGACTGTTCGACTTCGAGCCTCTGGCGGTGGAGGAGGAGTGGGCGGTGCTATATCCGCAGCTAATTCCGGTGGCGGTGGTGGAGGCGGGATAGGCTCAGCCGGAACAACAGGTAGCACGGCTGTCGGTCAAGGTGGAAATCCAGGAACAAATGGTGCAAAAGGTGTCACTGGAACGTGGGGAGGCACTGGGTCAGATGGACCGATTACTGTTGTCACTACACACAATGCTGAATTGGGCGGTGGTGGCGGAGGTGGTTCAACATCTACACCCACATCTTGTGTTGGCGGCGGTTCTTTACTTGGCGGGGGCGGAGGCGGCACAGGAGGCCATCACAATGCGACTCCGGCAATTGTTGCCGGCACGGCCGGCGGCGCAAGTAATACGTATACGGCCGGAACTGGAGGTGCAGTAGGAACAGACGGTGCTTCGCCGACTGCCGGAACTGCTGGCACAAACGGCGACTCCGGTCGCGGAGGTGCTGGCGGCGGAGGAGGAGGCACAACTGTTACGGCTTCAACATCTGGCGCAATTGGCGGTGCAGGTGGCACTAATGGCGGCGGAGGCGGAGGCGGAGGGTGCGGTATGAATCCTGGTCTTGGCGGTGCTGGCGGAGCCGGAGGCCGTGGCGGTATCTACGTATACACTTACTAAGGTCACGTCATGGCGAATAAACCGAGAGGCTGGTTTGACCGAACTCTCGTAAACGTAGGTTGGTTTTCTACAAAGCAAATCAATACCGGTTGGTTTGAATCACATTACCTAATTGTCACAGCCGCAACAATTGTTGCGGCTGACGGCGCATCTGCAGGTTCATCAACTCCGAGTGGAATCGCTACCGCTATTTTCAATGGCGTATTTGCATCTGCAGGTTTATCAACTCCTAGTGGAATCGCTACCGCTATTTTCAATGGCGTATTTGCATCTGCAGGTTCATCAACTCCTGGTGGAATCGCTACCGCTATTTTCAATACTATAGTTGCATCATCCGGATTATCAACTGCTTCTGGAGTGGGCACTTCTGTACTTGTTGGACAGTATTCATCTACTGGTATAAGTACAGTTAATGGAACATCTTCAACAGTTATTGTAGGTGTGTGCAGTTCTAGCGGTGCATCGACCGTCAACGGAATCAGTCAATCAATCTTCATGTCGGTATTTTCGTCGGCAGGCTTAACAACTGTCGCCGGACTTGCTTCATACACCCAGCCAGCAACAGCCTCGTCCTCTGGCTCGTCCGTTGCTAGTGGCGTTGGCGTGGCATATTTCGTCAGTGTGTTTTCGGCTTCGGGAGAATCAATCGTTGACGGTGTGGGCCGCACGTCACTTCATGGCGTCACTCGCAATGAAGTGGGTACTCCTTTAGGAACTTGTTCAGTTAAGGCATTTGTGACTGCCGATGATACATTGACCGGATCGACAACATCAGATGGTTCAGGTAATTGGGTGATCTATCCTTCGGCAGACGGCCCTTATTATCTAGTATCGTACAAAACAGGATCACCGGATGTAGCAGGGACAACAGTCAACACATTAGAGGCTGACTAGCATGTCCGTTGATATTGTATTACATTCATTAGGCGGAAGATCACCCGATGATGGACCAGATGATGTTAGACTATCTGCTCCAGGGGGGCCACCGCCTTCTCCTCCGCCTTCTATTCCATCTCAAAAAATCAGATTCAAAAAAGTCCGAGTCTTTATATCACGCGCTCAACTAATAGACCAGTTTTGTACAGTTGAAAAATGCTGCGAATATGATCCGGGGCATCCTCCCTATGATAATTGTTTTGGTTTTAATAATGAAGATTCAGCAGATAATAATGGAATGGATTCTAGTTACTGCAACGGATACGGAAAAGAGTGTTTATTTAATCCAAAAAAACCTCCTCTATGGTGGCTGCAAAAAAGAGCCACTACACTGTGTAAATTGGTTGTTTTAGGATTAGCAACCCAAAAACAATGTGACTGCGCCAATACGTTTGCTAATGAATGTCCTGATCCAGATGAACTCAATGATCCTTCAAACCCGTGCTTTTTAGAATGGCGGCACACATTAGAGCTATGGCGAAGAACCGGTGCAAGAGAAACAGACGCCCATTGTAGTGGCACTCCAGGAAAACTTCCTCCTGATTTCTATCAAGTTCAGAAGATCAGATTAAAGCTACCACAAGGAAGTTACATCATATCCGAAGAATGTATTGATATGGAACTTGACGAGGTGTGTGCACCATGTATATAACAGAAAAAGAAAAGGTAGTTAAGAATTACAAACAAACCATTAAGATATTTGACGGAGAGATTGAAGATACATGGTGTGAAAATGAACCTGCTGAATGTTGTGTAGAAGATTATTCAGATTGTCCGGATTTTCCAAAAAGGATTATGGCTGTCATTCGGGATTTTGAGAAGTTTGTCAACATCTGCTATACATCTGTAGCGGAACCAATCAGTAGATTCTTTCAACCGGAAATTCCTGCAACAGTACAATGCACTCCTTCTCTTTACGGAGAAGAAAGTCGTATCGGCGATATTACAACTCTGTGCTACAATGGATTTGATAATGGCACGTATCGACTACATAAGACATGGGAGGGGGAGTTTCCAATCGAACCTGGGGTTCGATATGCTTGGTACATGTTATCCAATTCAGTCCCTATTGGAATCGCCGGTCGTATTTCGGCTACATGTAGTAGACATACTAACCGATCTGATTGTGATGCCCCTGAGTTGGATGTGGACATAACGCGATCCGGATTTACAAAAGGCGCACACCCCGGTCAGTTTAGTTGCACCCCGTATTTCGCATCGGATTACACACCTGAGACTTTGATTCAAGCCGACTGTGTATGTCGCCCCACTCCAGACGCTTGTGATGTTATACCCATTCTAGCGAATGATCCGGGCGATCTTGAAAATCCATACATTTGTTCCCCATGTCTCCCTCCTATTCCATCCTGCCAATGGACTGGATGGGCTGCGCCAGCTAAGTGTGAAGTGAACGTGCCGTGCAACATTGAATGGATGTCAGTGCCCCTGCCATCAGGGATACCTGAAGCCCAAGAAGGATGGCCCTTGTTCGCACAGAACATAGTCTTTCAAAGATTCTATGCAGCCGTCGTCGATGCTTGGTCACATAGAAACTGGCCACTCGACCCTAACACTGATCCGTCACCGTGTAGCCTAGGCAACGCAGCGTGCTATGCCGGTATTTATCTGTATCCGGACAATGATTGGATCACACTACACGATACTCCAGGTGTTGCTGTCGGTCCTGACTCTCGGATTGGGTATTATCCGGTTGACATATTCACGCCGAGGTCGTTCATCCAAATATGTCTAAAATTGAAGTGTGTAGAAACGAATGAGGGTGATTCATACACAAAGAAGTTAGTAATCGCCGGTGTCTCCTTTCGCTCTATCGTAGAAGGTGGATGGAGTGCAACATTTTCCCATTTCTACAAAACGACTGACGTGTCCCCTGATTTACTTTTCCCCGGTGACCCATGTCCGACTATTGAAATTTTTGAGACGTGGAATAACTGGAGCGTGCAGGGAGCTCCCTCTGGCTATGTGTGCAACAACTTCTTTACGTTGGGTCCGAATGCGCCTGGATTTCTTGGACCGTGTCCCATGCTGGACGTTGACAACCCTGATCCAGACTTTAGTGATTTGTACAAAAAAGTGATTTGTTCTTTCGGAGGATCATACGTCGGCACGATTGAGTTTATTGGGGAACCGTAATGTCAGCACGTATATCTATTCCCAGACATGTCAACTGCCATATAGGTTGGTGGGGGGATATATATTCAGATGACCAATGCTATGTATGTTGGAAACACAGAAAGACAGGTGAGAACAAAAAGGATCGAATTCCTGAACCTGTAATCATCTGTTCTCGCGGAACACGAACGATGGCTTTGCCAACGGCAGTCTCAGAAGGACGCCGTATATCTCTGCCTATAACGTTGTCGTCCGTTGCGCCGTGTGCTTATTTGGGGCAAGTCGTTACACAGAATCAAACTTGTGGATGCCACGAAAAATTGCGGTTCTGTGAGATTCATGAGGTATGTACAACAAGATCACCTCGACCGGGGATCAGTTGTTGTGAAACCTGTCCATCTTATCGTTTCATTGAGGACGAAGATGCTGATAGGCGTCATTTGCTTTACTATGTCTATCCGGTAAGTGGAAATGGACTATGGCAGAGAAACCTCGATCAGCTTAAACGCAGGATCAATCTGTTTAATGGCAGAAGGGTTATTGCTATCAGCACTGGTTCTGCAAGACACCCTCTTGATGCTCCGCAACAAGTTGAAGCATACTTTGGTAAAAACAATGCTGACTTCTTATGGGTACCGCATCAAAAGAAATTGGGTGAAGTGACAGCGTTCACAGCTTTGTGGAATCGGGTTAAAAACTTCTGCACACCAAATGACTTTACTTTCTATGGTCATACTAAAGGCGTTACCAAACCTGTTAATTCTGGCATATCGGTTCATCGTTGGGGCGATCTTATGTATGCGGCCAACTTAGATCGTTGGAATGTTGTCAGAGATTATTTGACTCGACACCCTATTACAGGGGCATTCAAGAAATACGGTGCTTGTTTTGGCGGTCGTGGCAATTGGCATTATCACGGAACATTCTACTGGTGCAGAAACGCCGATGTATTTGCCAAACCTAATTGGTCTACGGTGCGACAGATATATGGCGGAACAGAATTGTGGCCGGCGACTATGTGGAGTGCCCATGAATCTGGTTGCCATTTCTACGGTGGAATTGGTTACACGTTGTACAACGTTGCCGAAGTCGCCCGCGCTGAAGATATGATCCGAAGAACTGTCTGGGGTAATCACAGTGAAGTGTCTCCATCTTTTGTTTTACATCTACCCCGCTAACGGCACTAATTGGCCTGTTTGGGTGCAACGAATCAAAAAAGCCGCACCGTTGTTCAATGGGCTGAAAGTCATTGCCATTGCTACCAATTCAAAGAAGCATCAACTCATTGATCCTGAATTGATAATCAAAGAACTAGGGGAAGGGTATGATTTCTTGCTTGTGCCGCAGGTAGACAACTCCGGAGAAGTTTCTGCGTTTGTTGATCTATTAGATTCTGTCGCCAGCTACCAATCTGATGAACACTTTACATTTTATGCCCATTCAAAAGGAGTAACTTCAGGTCAGCATATTTGGGGTGAGTTGATGTGGCGGGCAGGTGTCGATCATTGGCCTGACGTTGAAAAGATGTTGACGGATCATCCAATTGTCGGATCGTTCCGTGTTAAAACAGAAAGTTTGTGCAGTTGGTTTTATGCGGGCACTTTCTTTTGGTTAAGAAACAAAGACTTGTTTCAACGAGACTATAGGTACTTGTCTCGGGATGAATATGGTGGAGTTGAAGCCTGGCCTGCGGATACCTTTACTTACGAAGAAAGTGGTTGCATATTCTATGACTTCGGTGAAATGAAACTTTCTCAAGTTGTAGGATGTGTCGGCGATTCAATGGAATGGCAGAATGCCGTACAATGCTTTTACCAATGGCCATGTCCTAAGAGGAGATTTGCATTATGAAGTTCACTGTGGTGCTGAGTTCATATACAAACGACTTGAATTTTCTTCCTCGATCTCTTGGTTGTCTGAAATACCAAGAGCATGAAGATTATGAGGTCATTGTAACAATCAAAGCAAGTAAGGTACTATATGATAGGGCTGTCTCAGATTGTTTTTCAAAAGGAAAATGGGTTCAAGCGATTCCGTTTATTCATTGTCAAGACAATTCTACTGGTGGAAATAGAGAACGTGCATTGGCATTGACACAAGCAAAAGGTGATTATATTACTTGGTTGTCTGCCGATAACGTGATGTTCCCAAATTGGCTTTCGACTCATAATTCACAAATAAAACCAAATTGTATTTCAATAGTAAATACGCATCATTGGTCTCCGGCCGGCTATGCCGGAATTCTTCCTTCTGATTTAGCTTACGGTTGTGTTGATTTAATCAATTTCTCTTTGCCGGTAAGTCTTGCAAGAAGTATAGATGCGTTTGGAAAAGGTGATGAATTAGATATGTCTAGTGATTGGGCGGTGCTGAGTCGTGCAATTTTGCACAAACAAGGTGAAGTGATTTGGGATAGAACCAGAATGCCAGTAGGTTGCCACTTTTAATTTTCCTCAGTTTTACATTCGTTATTGTCAATCCAAGTTTCTATTATCTCAGATCCTTCCGGTAAAATCAACTCGATTTTTTCTACCTTGATTTCATCAATCGACGGCGACGCAGAACAAGCATGAACCCATTTCTCAGGACATTCCCAATAAGGTTTTTGATTCTCGTTTTCCATTTCTAACTCCTTTTAGTGAGTCGAACAACTTTACCGGCTTGCAGTTGCTCAAAGTGGGTTATTATGATAAACTGCACCTTCATTTCTTTCGCCAGCGTCTCAATCAAATCTCTGAACCTTTCAATAGCATTTTCATCAAGGTGCTTTACCGGTTCGTCAAGTACCATCAATCTACGTGATTGAGGTGTCTGCAACAACATGCAGGCAAGGCGGAGAGCAAACGAAGCCACGTCTACACACCCACCGCCCGTTTCTTCAATCGGATCAAACTCTTCACCATTGCGGCAGAACACAAGCCGCGCCTCAGTTTTCGACCTTTTCTTTTCAAACAGAATCTTGAATTCATATGGGTCATCTGGAAAGACCACTTGCAGGCATCGCGTAACGATGGTTGCTATTTGTTCATGCGCTTTCTGTTGCACAGTCTGCGCGATAGTCTGCAATACAGATTGCGCCTCAATAACCCTATCTAAAAACGCTGTCCCGTCTTTTAGGGCAGACTTATCGGCTTTTAGTCTCTGAATCAGGGACAAACGATTTAAGCGGGTTTTTTCCGCGATACGTTTATAACCAGTCAGTTCTTTACTGATCGCCTTCGATAACATCTTTCCAATCCTCTTTGAATTTAGCCAAAGTCTTATTCCATTTGGTCAAGGCTTCATGTTCTTCCGCGAGCATCTTTTTGTAGAGTGCTTTCGCTTCCTTCAAAGTGCTGACCCCAAATTCTTTTTTGAGCTGCGATTTGAGTTGACTGACAGCACCGGAAGCCCTATCAATTCTGGTTTGAAGTTCTTCGACCTTTCTCTTGACTGTTTCGTAGTCATCCATTATTATCATGTTTGCTCCAATGCCTCTCGTACAATCTTTCGCACTTGTTTTGAAAGCGGTGACTTCGGATTTGACAGATAGTTTTCAACCGCTTCTGTGAAATCAATGACAGCTTTACTTCCGTTCTTAAGCGTTTCCAAGAAATCACTCATGTCAATTTCATTGCCGTTCCATTCAAGTTTTGTTTCAATGAACTTATCCTCAAACACGTCAAGGTAATGCTGTTCAACAGAACCGTCACTGTAGATCAAGCCAACAAAAGGTTTGTATTTGATCTGGTCGATGTTGCGGCGCATGAATGCACCGCCATTCAAGATTATTGTCTTACCTTTGTTACACGTTGTTTTGAATCCGATATGATTATCACCAAATATGGCAACATCAAAACCTTTAAGATTTTTTGCCCATTCGCTGTTTTCAGAAATCCGTCGAGAAGGGTTTGCATTTGGGAAACCGCACTTGTCGATCCAAATGTAGTCGTGAATCAACGCCACACAAATTTTATTCCCTTTTTCTTTTGCTGGATTATATGGGCACGGATAACTGTACGGATACGGGCACACAATCATATCCTCGAACATATGACTACTGCATTCAGGCATTGGTTGTAGATCAGTGATTGCCTCCGCTTCAACAAGTGTCCAATATGCTGACTTTTTAATATCGTCATAATTGTGCAAAGGTAAATCGTGATTGCCCGGTATGGCGTACATATTCCGTGGCATTCGTTTAATCAAGAAATTGATAAGCGCAGGACTACTGTTCCATTGATTGAATATATCGCCGCTGCAAAGTATCGGAACGTTGTCATGTTGACTTGACAACTCATTCAATTGCTTTAGGTATCGTGCTTGCACTTCAAGCCAATCTTCCTTCTCTGCACGGGCGACAGGTGCCTTTTCTGAGAAGTGTAAGTCACCGCAAGAAATTGCGATGACTCTTTTCCGCACGTCGGACATTTCCCCTTTGTTACCTTTTCTAACTGTCTTGCTTCTACTTCCAGACTCGCTTTTGCTTCGCATAGGTTCTTATTAGCCTCTCTTATTTCTTGGATCAGATTAAACAAACCTAAATTTTTATCGGCAATGGCATCCGCTTTAATTCGTTGCTTGTTCAAATCATTCAAATCAGGAATAGGTAAGTTCGTCAGTTTGATGGCATGACTCAGGTCAGAAACAAGTCGTTTCAACTTCATTCGTCGGTTCTGTATGTCAATGGCTCGACTGCCAATTTGAACGGCATTTGAAGCCCCTATAATCGCATTAGCCGCACGCGCACGGGCCGATAGGCTATTGGCCATACTTTCGGCGCACGATGCCAATAAAGCGATTCTAGGGCCATTACTGGCCATATCGGCAAATATGGCCGACAATGCCGACAAATCAGATAGAAACCGTGGAACCCAATCTAACTGACTTTTCTCAGATTTCAGGTCGGCAATCGAATCTTGCAGCACTTCAATCTTGGCTTTGGTTTTTCGTTGCAGATTGGCGACGTAAGCCAATGAGGTGTCAATCTTACCTAGATTGACAATCTGATTCAATGCCTTCGATACTTGACCTGGCGTATCAGCAAACCAAAAGTGCAGATCAAGTTGTTTTTGAAAGTTGACTTCTGAAAGGTTCAGAATACTGGCTATGGCGTCCGGAACTTTACTTCCGATCGCCCGAAACGTTTTTGAATCAATTCGATAAAGGTTTGTTCGTCTGTTCCCACGCTTGCGTAAAATACTTTTTCCGGCAACGTGCAATCTAACAGATGCGCAGGAAGCCCCATGTTTAATAATGCGTTTATTGTTAGGTCTGTTGAATGCGACAAATCGCAAAGCCCTAATGATGGCCGACTTACCCGAATCACTAGGTCCGATGATTGTTGTGACACGATCAAACTCCAATTTATAATACTTATGTCTTTGGAAGTTTTTTAGTTCGAGACTTTTTAGCATTGGTTCTGTTTCTTTCTCTAATTGGTAGTTGCCCTATTCGTTCAATTTTGTTAGAACGATAACCAGAAACTCGAATTTCATTTGTCATTCTCGGATTATCTAATGGGTGCCATAAATCTTCTCCATTATCACGCCGTTGAATCAGCACTTGAATTTTATCTAAGGAGCCCGCAGGGGCAAGTGTCGGATATTTGGGTATTTTGAGTTGTTTGTTATTAGGTAAGGTGTCTTTATTGTTTTTAGAAGGGAATTTCTTCAACACATATGGGTTCGAGTGGCATGAACTACATAGCCCTCTGCATCGAATGAATTTAACCTCTTCACAATGAAGGCATTTCATTTTCCCCACGATCATCCTCCTTGACAAAATGCCTTTTGTTTTTCAATCGTATGATTGGAATTGCTTTCGGTGCTTGAATTCCTAATCGTATTTTTGAGCTCCTGCTATTTTTGGGTAGTACGGTTATGTAAATATCGTCACCAATCTTTACAGACTCACCTCGGGCCATGCCAGTTACCAACATCATCGCACCTCCTTATACGAACATTCAGAACACTTCCAAGTGTTCGTATGTTCGACTTGCTTGAGAGATTCTTGGTCACAATTTGGGCATTTGATTATGTTCGGAATACTTACTTTTTTTGGTTTGATGTTGTCAACATAAACCTCACCTTCATTGGCTTTGTTTTCAGTCGGCATTCCATGCTCCTTTATCTAAGTGTCGCGCGTAGACGGCCAGTAGAATTGCTTCCGCCCTATCGTGATCCTTTTTGAACTTCAAATCTAATTCTGGGAACAGCTTCAAGGCTTTGGTTCGAGACTGCTCTTTCTTGGCGACGGCACCTTTCTTCTTTGAAATTAAACCCATCTGCTTCTTCCAGACTTGTGGCACAACTTCTTTGAAATTGAAACCTTTTGATTTCAGAAACAAAGGCCACATGCCGTAGCTTACACCAATTGAGAAAGAAGCAAACGCTGTGTTCCATAGTAACTGACCAGTCTCAAGCATCACCGTCATGGTTTCTTCATACTCTTCCAATAAGTCGAAAATCTTGATAATCAAATCATGGTCAAAAATCTTTCTGTTCTTTTTATTCACCTTTATCTTCTTGACCGGAATGTTCATAGAGAACACTCGTTTGCCCATGATGATTCCGATTGCCCCGCTCACGCCAGGATCAATGCCGACATACACCAAGTGATCTTTGCGACCGTATTTAGATAAGAACGTTCGTAATTCCTTAATTGTATTCATTGTCCGTTTTCTTCCTTTCGTTTGAGAAGTAGTTCCAGAATAGCCATGACTTTCTTCCTTTTGTATTCTGCTAATGCAGGTTGTTTAATCCTGAAGTATTCTGCTAATGCAGGTTGTTGAATCCTTTTGTATTCTGCTAATGCAGGTTGTTGAATCCTTAAGTATTCTGCCCATGCAGGTTGTTCGATCCTTTTGTATTCTGCTGATGCAAGTTGTTGAATCCTATTGTATTCTGCTTTTGCAGGTTGTTGAATCCTTAAGTATTCTACTAATGCAAGTTGTTCGATCCTTAAGTATTCTGCATATGCAGGTTGTTCGATCCTTAAGTATTCTGCTTTTGCAGGTTGTGTGATCCTTTCGTATTCTGCTAATGCAGGTTGTGTGATCCTTTCGTATTCTGCTAATGCAGGTTGTTCGATCCTTTCGTATTCTGCTTTTGCAGGTTGTTGAATCCTTTCGCATTCTGTCTGCTCTTGCTCAGTCAGCAGGTTCTCTACTACCCAGTCAATATCAAGTTCCAGTTCTAGGAACCTTTCGGCAGTCTCTTGCGTAAGCGGTATGCCGCTAGGCCATTCGTTTTCTATCAGAGATAGTTGCTTTTGGCAGGCACCTTTCTTTCGTAGAAGGGCTAGTGGTATTAGTTTCATTACTTGGTCTCCTTAAAAATTAAAGCCACGTCGCGCAGCTTTACGCCGTGAAACCGGATCATCTTTGCCGATCAAAGATTTCATTCCTAGATTTTTCATCAACTCATTCCATTTGTCAGACGTGACCTTATCTTTCCACAATTGGAAAGTCTTGCAGCCCGGATAAGGCAGTCTCACCAACTTCATGTTGCGTTTTGTTCTATTTCGGAATTCGACATTCTTGGCCAACATGTGAGATTCGCCCGATGTTAATACTCTCGGTGTCTTCGCACACTCTTCCAAAAGTTTCAGAATCTTGATTGCCGTCTTTTCACCCACATGTGGCACACCGGGAATATCATCTGTGCTGCAACCTGCAATTGCTTTCACACCTACCCAATGTCTAGGATTCAATAGATCATATGTTTTTGTGAACAACTCACCGTTCATTCGGACCATTCGATGTGGGTTGTAGATCGTGATTCGATCCTTTCTAATCAACTGATACAGGTCTTTGTCGGCCGACACAATCACGATTGTATCAGTTTTGGGAATTGAGTTTAATACGACCGATGCAATAATATCATCGGCTTCATAACCTTCTTGATAAAAGACATTGCGATACCCGACTTGACGAAGATACTTGGTTTTGAGCAATTCAATTTGCTTCTGCATCTTGAGGTGCTTCTCTTTGTCTTCCTCAGACATTTTCTTTCGCATGGCTTTTCTGGTTGACTTGTAGCCCGGCAGTTTCTCCAATCGAATGTTCTTACCATGATCGAAAGCAAACACAACTCTCTGACCAAATAGCTTCTGCATTTCTCGGACGGCCTTCAAGAAACCAAAGATCACGCCAGTCGGCTTTTCACCGAATGACAGTTGCCCCGTTGTATGAAAGGCCCGCCAACAAAGGTAGTTTGCGTCAATGACTATCCAGGTTCTTGGCATTTACTTTCTCCTCTTTTTATAATATCAAGGAATCTATTAATTAGGGTGTGATTTTCACAAATGTATCTACCTTCTTTACAGAAACAATCTCCTGATCCGGAAAGGTATTTGTCAATAACTTCGTTTCCCCAATCTTCCAAATCTTCAATAATGTTGATAAGGTCTATTTTATTCATGGTCATGATAGTTACTCCACTAAAGTGATACAACAATTTTCTGGCCATCTACCACGACTGTAGCCCCATGCTTCCATTTCATACGCTTCAAACTTACCATTTTCTTCTTCGACAAATTGACCTTCAGGCCAATGAATAACTGACACAACTTGACCTTCGCTGGGGGCCAACTCTTGACCTTGAGTGTCAATCATTTTCAAACCACAGATGGCACAACGTTGAATGAATCGACCTTGATAGCATACGACTTTGCCCGCCGTGTGGACTATGTTATTCATATCGCACCTTTCTTTCTACAATGCACGCTGCCTGTCGATCACGCCAGACCTGGCCTACAATCTTGCGCAATTGACGCTCCTTTGACTTTGATTCTATCAGGGCAATCAAATCTTCTTTTGCACCCGAGAAGCGGAACTCAGAAGCACGCAGGTTATTTTCGCTGCCCTTCCAATGACCTTCATCAATCAGATAATCAATCATACCCCCAGTATTGTCAATTCCGTGTGACCATAAGATTGGCACTAAACAAGAACCTTTCTTTCCAGTCAAATGGTTTTTCTTGACGTTGAATTTTGTGATGATTCCTAACTGTCGTTTCTTGCCCTTGATTTGTTTGGTGATTTGTTGCCGCACTGACAACCATATCTCTAACTTAGCGTAGAACTTCAACGCCCAGCCACCTGCTCTAGTTTTCGGATCAAACTGTGCACCGAATCCGAAATTGTCTCTTGTCTGTGAAATGATAATCAGAATGCTACCGTTCGTCTTGAGATTGTTTCGCACGATGCGAAGGCGACGTGAGTGCACCTTGGCTTTGTCGTCAGTCATCGTACCAGCGGCTTGCTGTTGATTTCGTCTAGCTGCTCTGGTCTTTTCGATCTTCTTAGCTTCGGCGTCACTTGACAAGATGTTCTCGGAATCAAGAATATAAATAAATGGTTTGCCTTTTCCTTTATCAAAAGCCTTATCAAGATGTTCATAGAGTTCTTCCACTGTTGTTGAAACAATTGGATCGTCGTCTGTTCCAGCTGGCCGCTCAATTCGTTCTGCCAGTTTCTTACCGAAGAAATGTTCAATGTCGAGAGTCATAATTTCTGGATCATCAAGAATCAAACGGTAATCATCGAAGTTTGGATTGTTTGCCGCCTCTGCCAGAATCGTACCTGCAGCAACAGTCTTACCTGCATCGCTGTCGCCCACAATCAGAGCATAAGTGCCTTTTGGAATAAAGCCTGTCGTTCGACCAGTGCATAGCAGATTCAATACAGTTGAACCTGAACTAAGCAATTCTTTTGGGTCAAGTGCTTTGACTTCACGCTTGGTGAGAAGCTGTTTCTTCAATTGTTCGGTTCGGTTCATATGGCCTCCTAAAAAATGGGGGGCGGGCGACGCCCCCCAGGTTGCTAAATTAACCTACTTCTTTTTCTTTTTCTTAGGAGCAGGTTTTTCTTCCTCCTCTTCGTCGTCGTCTTCCTCTTCATCTTCGTCGAAGGGAATGTCATCGTCTTCCTCGTCGTCTTCCTCTTCTTCGACGACCTTCTTCTTGCCCTTTGCAGGTGCCTTTCCTTTCTTCTTTACAGGTTTTTCATCTTCATCATCCTCGTCATCATCATCATTTCCTGACTCATCATCCTCATCATCATCTCCTGAATCACCATCATCATCAGATGAGTCATCCTCGTCGTCATCGTCGGATACATCGTCATCATCTTCTGAATCATCTTCCTCTTCGTCGTCATCTTCCTCCTCGACGACTTTCTTTTTACCTTTCTTCTTGACGGGTTCATCGTCATCGTCATCGTCATCGTCGTCTTCCTCAACTTTCTTCTTCGCCTTGATGACCGTACACTCACTCGGTGCTACGCCCTTGTGAACCTCTTCATCTTCGTCTTCCAAACGAAGTGAAGTGCCGTCAGTAGAAATGTGGACTACAGTGCAAACACCGTATTTCTTGTGCTTGACATTAGACCCTTTCTTGATACCTAACGAATGGGCAGTGGCTTCCTCTTCTTCGTTCTCTTCCTCCTCTTCGTCCAATTCTTCATCTTCTTCAACACGACCCTTGGCCTTATTCTTCTTCACAGGTTCATCCTCCTCTTGTTCTGGCTCCTCGCCGTCGAAGCCATCTAGGTACTTCTTCATTTCATTCTGGTCGGCTTCCAGAATACACTCGTCGAGACAAGGTTGATCGTCAATCATATCCTCGTCATACTGAGACTTACGCGGAACTAACTCCATATTAGTCGGCTTGAAGAAGGTTGCTTTCTTGAAAGAATCCTTCTTACACTTAACCTCAAGAGTCATTCCGTCATCTAAATAAAAGAAACGGGTTTGTGGGCTGCCTTCTTTAGCAGCGTCGATTTTATTATCGAGCATCTCACCAAAGCCGGCACCTTTACCATAATGTGCTGCCTCAAAAAATTGAACACCTTCAGACTTCTTTGCCCGATTGATAACTAACCAAAGTTGACGTTCCTTTGGCCTCATGCCATTAGCAATGTCTTTATCAAATCCTGGTTGCATCATAAACTTTTCACGCTTAGTACAAACAGGACATGGCTTTCCGAAATTTTCTCGGTTGCAGCCGTACTTCTCACCATCAGGACCTAATGGATGAACGTAATATGTTCTCTCATAGGTCATCTGACCTGGCTTAGCATACGGATTGCCTTCGCCAGCAATGAAAGGAATAATGTCTAATGAATAAAGTTTATCCTCAGTAAATTTGAACACTTTCATACCTTCAGGCACTTTGTAGGCTATGGGCTTCCAGCCTGCTTCATGATCCTGAACACGTTTCTTAGCATCAGCGTAAACCCGTTTCTTCTTATCTTTCTTGGCCTTGGTAGATGCCATCGTTCATTTCTCCTTTGTGAAAAGTTAGTCATTGTCATCGGGTAGACGTGTCTTATCCCGAATCAGTTGTTTCTTAGTCTTGTTGATGCGTTCTCGGTATTTGTCGTTTTTGCCCTCTCTAGGTTCAGCGAATTCCATTTGGCCATTCAGATAGACCAAATTCTCTAAGGCTTTTTTGCGGTGTTCAAGACGCTTCACTTGAGCTGAACAAATCTCTGCATGGTGCACAGCTTGGTTGTATAACTTTCTGGCAGTCTGCACCTTTTTGTTAACCATCAACGCATTCCTAATCGCTCCTTCTGTAGGCTTGTTAATGTCATACGCACCAGGATCATCACGTATCAAATACTCAACCTCAGCATTAGTAATGTCGAATGCAATCTTGGCTTCAACAACTTTATGGTTCGCGTCAGCTAATTCCAACGCAGCTTCAATATAAAGGTCAGGCTGGCGAACCCATTCTTCTGGCAGTCGATCTGGGTCAATGCTATAAATGTCATCTTCTGGTTTGTGTTTTGTCATTTCATTCTCCTGATTTTGATACTACATTATCGTAGGTCATGGGCGTCCTCAACTAATGCACACTTCATACGCCATAACAGTCAGCCCCGGTTTGCCGGCATCATAAGTATGATCGCGGAAAACCTGCATAATCATGTAGGCACGAGCATGTAGGTTTCTATTCCCGCTGAGCAGGATCGTATTACAATACCCCAACATCATTCGACGTAGCGATTCCGGTTCTTCGTCAACCGATTTAAGAATCTTCTGAACTTCGGTCCATTGAGGCTTTGGCTTAATCAACGCCCGGCACAATTCGATAGCCTGCGCTCGGGAGTCCGACGCCCTGATGGCTTGCATGGCTTTGTCTGCGGATGTCATGTTGATAATACTGTCCAATAGTACAAGTGCTTTGCGGGCAGAACCTTCTGCAACTTCGACAATCAAATCGTACACTTCATCCGGCATTTTATTTTCTTCTGGAATATTTTCTGCATTCAATACCTTTCTAATCAATTCCTTCATGTCATCGTCTTTAATCGCCTCCACTCGAATCTCAAGGCAGCGGGTTCTAATTGTGTTCATCAACTTTTGAGGTTCATTCGTACACAGGAAAAAGTAAACATGCTTCGGCGTATCTTCCAAAGTCTTGAGCAACGCCGATTGACTTTCTTTCGTCAGCTGGTGAACTTCATCAATTAACCAGCATCGAGTCTTGCCGAACATCGGTGACAAGTCTTTGAGTCGGTTAATCTCGCGGGCCTTATCAATACCGCGAAAGTCGGCACCGTTGACTTCTGTTCCATCTTCACCGACACAGCCTACTTTCTTCATCAAAATTCTGGCAATGGTTGTTTTGCCACAGCCACTAGGTCCAGACAACAAAATCGTTCTAGGTAGTTTACCTGCCTTCAATTTAGAAGTCAGAATTCGGATCGCTTTCTCTTGGCCGATCACCTGATTGAACTTTGTTGGCCGACATTTTTTATACAGTTCCTCTGTCATATCGTCACCTTTCTGAAGGGCTTCCTGATCTTCTTTGCCAATTCAAGAATGTCTCTGGTTTTATTGTCAATTGGCTCCTCTATAAAAAACACAACCGCATCACATTTTTTAAGAAGAATTCGATTGTGTTTATCATGTTCTTCCTGAGAATGTTTTGTTTTATGTGGGTTCAAATGATAGATGTCAACCGTTGGGCATTTGCGAAATCGTTCAAACGCCCAAAACTCACCAAAATAGTCAGCTCCAAAAATAGTTGCGCCAGCCGACATTGACCGTCCGCCACTGATTACTGTAACTCTTTTCAACTTTCGTGTGAACGAGTCCATTTTAGTTTTGACAATGGCGTAGTCAGTGAAATCAGGACTGCCAGTTATTAGGATCTTCATGTTCTACTCCGAATCAATATCTGCCAGACCCATTTTAATTCTTTCTTCCATTTCACGTTTTACATCACCTAATACCATTGGCATATCTCTTTTGTCAATGTCTGAAATGGATAATACTGTCGCAGGTTGGTGACGTTGTTCAGGATCATGATTACATGTAGGAATAATCAACAAAACAAATCCTGTATCTTTTGGAATGTTGTTTTCAATCAACACTCCTAATTCATCTAAGAATTTATCAACTTCACCTTGATTCATGCTTCTCAACAATTTAACCTTTTTCATTATTTGCTCCTGTGTTGATTGTGATTGATCCTTCTTCTTTTTGAACCCGAATCCAAGCATGTGCTAACCTTTCTGCTATAGATGCTGTAGGACATTGTGATGTTACATAAGATGCTTTGTTCAAAATCGCTTTATGAATAACCGCTGCCTTATAACCTATTGTGTAATGCACAATACCACTTTCTCTGGCTTTTGTTTTGTTGATCGGCATAACCTTGATGATATAATCACCGTCATCAATCTCGACAACATTTTCCATTTCAAACTCCTTTTAGATGGCGACCTTTTCTTTCTTGAACCAACTATCACCTGCCGGAGCGACTTCGGCTTCGACTTCAAGCGGCACGATGATCCATTTCCACAATTCAGGAATTCTCTGAGTCATAATCTCTTTGGCTTTTCGGAGAAACAACTTTAACTCCTTCGCAGGAACGTCAGCAATGATTGAATCGTGAATTTGACCAACAATCAGTGCACCCATGTCTCTGCTGTTTAACCAGTTCTGCAATTCGATCAGGCTTTTCAGCAAGCAATGGAAAGCCGCCCCTTGCACTGGGTAGTTCGTCACGTCATTCCGCTTATGCCAACCATCAACACGAAAGCCAGTCAGCATATCGAAATACCCACGTTCTAAATACTTTTGATACCATGTTTTTTTCCAATCATTGTAAACCCGAAAATGATTGTTCCAAAAATCATGCTCGACTTTCTGAATGTGAGATTCAAATGTACCTGGCATCGGCTTTTCACCATGTTTGCAGGCACCTCGCTTTTTCAGACCCTTCTTAGTCAAATGATCTCTCACTGACAAGTCACTACCTTCAATTGTCGGCTTCAACCTGTCGATGCCTTCCCAGAGATTCTTGGCAACGTCAACATGATAGCTGCCATAAAACTCTGGAAACACAAACATGTTCTTGGCAATATACCTAGTCAGTTTACTCACCTGTTCGTTCTTCATCATAAATATCTGCGCGGCCATATCTCGGTGCATGTCTGATTTCGGATCTTTGATGTAGCGAATCATCATAGGATCTTTGTTGTAACACGCCGCAATTTTGACCTCGATGCCGCCGTAATCAATTTCAACCAAATGTCGATCAGGCAATCTAGGTATAAAGCAATTGCGAATCAGTTTGCTGATTTCAGGATTACGAATAGGAATGTTCTGAAAATTCGGATCCTGAGAACTTGAACGATATGTCCTGGCCAAGCCTAGGCTGAAACTCGGATGTAGATAGCCATTACAGACTTCGCGGCGAATGCCTTTGAGGTACGTTCCATTAGCCTTCTTTAATTTCTCAATCAGGAGATAGTCTTTGACAAACTGGAGATCAACGCTCGCTAAGGTATGTTCGTCAGCTTTCGGCCTGCCACCTTTTGTGTACTCAGAACATTTGTACCCAAGTTCTGTAAAGATGATCTCACCGAGTTGTTCACGACTGCCCAGGTTTGTCTTGCCACCGTATCTTCGCCGCCACGTCTTGAACACCTTATCTGCCTTGAGACGATTCTGCAACCTGACAATCTTTTTATCAGTCTTTTCTATTTTCGTGTTAAGATAATCTATATCGACTCTAATACCGTTGCCTTCAATCTCTGCCAGTGCCAATGTGCCATCGTGGAATAATTTGTAGGCATCTTTTTTGGTGGCTTTCATAGTTGCTCCTTTTGTACTCTTGCCAGATGGAATTCAAGTAAGGCGTCCATGCCGTTGTAAAGCAACAGATTGGGTAGATCGACTTCTTTGATTCGATTCTCGAAGTTACCGCCCTTGCCTTTCAAGTAAGGCGCGATATGCGAATCGTAATCACCTTGGCCTAATACTGCAAAAGCCAAGAACTTCAAGGAAGTAATATCAGGCCGATGGTCTAAGACGTGCGCGGCAATCATCGTATCGAAGTCCCAATTGCGCACGTTACATTTGAGTTTGGCCCTTGTCCATCGCTGCTCGAACTTCATGTTCGCTGCAATTTTGGGCACGGGAGAACGCAATATAGCACGGGTTGTATTAATCACTTTTTTGCCATGCCATGGATAAGCAATCGTTTCTGTTCCATTAGATACGGAACACGAAACAATGCGGGCCTTGTCACTGTCAGGTTTCAACATGTTGGTTTCGTAATCGAATGCAATTGGGTGGCCTTTGCCCATGAACTTTTCTAAGGTTTCACAGACTTCATCTTCCTTGCCTATCAAGACCTTGATTCGTTCTTTGTAATTCGGTGGCTTGATGAATGGACAGCCTTCAAGAGCAAATGCCTTTTTCAGGTGCTGTTTGAACATCTTAGTCAACATGTCATCTTTTGTTCGCAGCAAGAACGACGGATGAAACGTCGGGCAGATCCAGGCATTCAATTTCATATTCGGAATCTGCCAGCCAACCCATCGACTGATTGTACCTACTTCATCTTTCCACAGATGACCTAATAAACTTGAGACGGCTGTGCTTCCGCAGAGAATGATAACCTGTGGCATCTTCTCTTTGATCGTATTCAACAGATTTGGGCGGCACCAGTCTATCACATTCTTATGCGGAATGACATTGTTAGGTGGCCGACAGATAATGGCATTGGTGATCCAACAATCTCTGTTTGGCATGAACCCCAATGATTTGATTGTGTCGCGCAGAATCTGACCAGACTCACCTATAAACTGTCTACCTTCTTCATCTTCGGTGGCCCCAGGTGCTTCACCTACAATTAAGACTCGACATTCACCTCTGCCCGTCGGCTCCATCTTCGGGCTTTGGCAGGTCTTGTAAAGCTGGCAAAGCCCGCACTTCGGGACCAGTGATTGCGTTTCCCTTGCCATCGTTAAGGCTGTTGTCGGGAAAAACCCCTTGATCGGCATTCTTGTCTCCATTTGAATGGTTGAGATGTAATTCACCTTGAATGTAAATTGTAATTATCCTGCCTACTACAGACATGTCAATTCTACCATCTGCCAAATAATCGTCATGCAATTGGTTTTCAATTGACAGTACAACCTCACAGCCCCTAGCTTCTGCTAGGTCAAGTTCTCGGTTAATTGATTCTCGTAGAAGTTGGTACGCTCTTTGAGAGCGATGACCTGGCCTTCGGTCTACAGTAAAGGAAATCATTTACATCTCTCCTTCTAGGATAATTGTAATCAGTTTGGTTTTTACACATCTGGCCACTCCGCTGTCATCTATAAAACAACCGGCACCGAATTCATTATCTATTGTCAATTTCATCACACAGCCCTCAGCTTCTGCTAAATCAAGTTCTCGGTTAATCGCTTCTCGAAATAGTCGAGACGCTTCTTCTTGAGTCTGGTGATGGGATTTTGGATATACAGTAAAGGAAATCATTCGTTGTACTCCGCCCAGTGTGTAAGTTGACATGTGACAGGTAAGCCCCGTGCCGTTATTATCTCGCATCAATGTCATGCCAGACAATCATCACTTGGTCTCCTTTCGTTTGAGAAGTAGTTCCAGAACAGCCATGACCATCTTCCTATCGTATTCTGCCCATGCAGGTTGTTGAATCCTTTCGTATTCTGCTTTTGCAAGTTGTTGAATCCTTTTGTATTCTGCCCATGCAGGTTGTTGAATCCTTTCGTATTCTGCCCATGCAGGTTGTTCGATCCCTAAGTATTCTGCCCTTGCAAGTTGTTTGATCCTATTGTATTCTGCTGATGCAGGTGCTATGCTCCTTTTGTATTCTGCATATGCAGGTTGTTCGATCCTTTTGTATTCTGCTGATGCAAGTTGTTCGATCCTTTTGTATTCTATCTGCTCTTGCTGAGTTAGCAGGTTCTCTACTACCCAGTTACTGTCTAGTTCCAGTTCTAGGAACCTTTCGGCAGTCTCTTGCGTAAGCGGTATGCCTTGAGGCCATTCGCTTTCTACCAGAGACAGTTGCTCTTGGCAGGCACGTTTCTTTCGTAGAAGGGCTAGAGGTATTAGTTTCATTCGTCACTCTCCAATCCTTTCTCATTGGCGATCCATCGAGTCATTGAAACGATAATATCGACATCACCGACTTCATATCTGTCCGGTTCATCTAGTTGCGATTTCGGGATCCAACAACTACCTATATCAACAACTTCTATGAGAATGGCTTTGTCTGTCACCTCAAGAATGTCAGCTTCAACATGAACCCATTTTGATGCACTCATTTTTTACCTCTATCAGTGAACAAGGTGACAATTGCGCACATGGCGTAAAGACATAGCATTCCGCAAATTACTGCGGTAACACAATAAGCAAACGCTTGTGGCCAGGTGTCAATCTTCTGAATTATCTCCGTCATCTTCATTCTCCTTTTTGACAGATTCGACCGGAGCGAGACAAGTGACGTAACGTAACGATCACCCT